TGGAAGACGTTCGATGCTGAGGGCGCTGACCAGATGATTTGTCAGTGGGACATCCCGCTCTACTCTCTCTGTGAGCACCACCTCCTGCCATTCGTCGGGCACGCACACATTGGATACATTCCCAGGGATGTCATCTGTGGATTGTCCAAGCTCAAGCGTGTGGTGGACAGGTATGCGCGACGACTGCAGGTCCAGGAGCGTGTTACCCGTGAGATCTCAGAGTTCTTAGCTGAGCATCTTGAACCACGCGGAGTGATTGTGGTGGTACAGGCAGAGCATCTCTGCATGACCATTCGTGGCGTACAGACGCCAGGGACACTGACGACGACATCTGCTGTCACTGGCGACTTTCTCAATCCAGCGGAAGGCTCCCGCGATGAGTTCCTCCGCCTGATGTCAGCAAGGAGGCTTAGATGAAACCACCCCTTTCGGTTGTCATCCTCTCTGGAGGACTCGACTCAACCACTGCTCTTGGTATTGCGGTTGAGGATTCCTCACCTGACGATGTCTGGGCTGTCTCATATGAGTACGGCCAAAAGCATGCAGTAGAAATCCAGCAAGCAATCCTCATCGCTGAGCACTACAACGTGAAGCACTCGATCATCCCGCTCAATCCACAGATGTTCAAGGGCGGGGTCCTCACGACAGATGAAGAGATCGAAGATATGCGCTATGACGATCTGCCTCAGGGAACAATGTCTCCAACTTACGTCCCGTTCAGAAACGGCAACCTCATTGCTCAGTCAGCATCTTTTGCAGACAGCATGCTGAGGTCCGGGTTCAACTCTGCACGAGGACTTGCTGCGTGGGATACTGCTCTTCTCTACTGTGGCATGCACGCTGAGGATGCAGCAGGATTCGCTTACGCTGACTGCACACCAGAGTTCCTTGGTGCGATGGCTGCTGCAGTGCTCATTGGTACCTATGAGCGTGTCCGTCTGCACGCACTCTTCCAGCAGGCAACGAAGGCAGAGATCATTCAGTACGGCATGCGGATCGAAGTTCCTTACCACCTTACCCATTCGTGCTACCGTGGTGAGAGGCCAGCGTGCGGACGCTGTTCTACATGCCATGCTCGTCTTGAAGCATTCATGGAGGCAGGTTTTCCCGATCCATTGGAGTATGCCAATGCCAGGGCGTGATGAACAGTTCCAGAGAGATCTACGAGCAGTAGAAGCACAAGCTCGTGCAGGTGCTGCAGAAGACAATGTGCTTCAGCAGTTGCAAGCACACAAGATCGCTGTAGCACTCCAGAACAGGACAGAGACAACAATCGAGCTGAAGAACGTTGCAGTCAGCCTCTTCCGCATGGTCAATGACGAGGATGAGTTTACTGGAGTGGCACTTGTCCTCTTCGACCAGGCATTCAACACCAGGTACATCTGGAAACTCCCTGCAGAAGATGCTGATAACTTCAGCAAGGACTTCTTCGACACGGTTCAGGGGGTGGGTATAGATGGATCCGGAACCTGATCTGATTAACCACCCACCCCACTACACCTTTGGCACTATCGAGGTCATAGATGTCATTGATGGACTTGACCTCGACTTCTACCAGGGGAACATCGTCAAGTACGTAGCGAGGTTTAGGCACAAAGACGGTGTGAAAGATCTAGAGAAGGCACGTTGGTACCTCAACCGACTTATCAAAGTAGAGAAGGAGCGTGAGGCGTGCAGAAGCGCATAGAACTTCTCCGCAGCCAAGAGACACCACGCAAGAACTCAGTAGGGCACGCTGACAGTGTGGAGAAGATCCTCGGGCAGATCGCCTTGCTCTCTCCCGACGAGGTGAGGTACCAGCCTACTACACCTGCTGGACGCATCCTCAAAGAGCGCGTGTTCAATGCACCTGTAGATGCTGTGCTCCTCACACCTTCACTGTTCCGCAAGTTCATCTGTACTAGTGGTTGCACTGCGTGCTGTCAGAAGTTCACTCTTGACTACGTGCCTAGCGAGTACGAGACACTTCTCCAGGACAAGACAGGATTTGTAGAGAGGAAAGTGTGGGTTAATGGGAAGCCAAAACTTGTTTTCACTAACGACCAGAACCAGAATCCTATCTGCGACTTTCTCACTGTGGAGAAACCCACCGGAGGTCTCGGTTGTGCTCAATGGCCCGCTCCTCCACTTTCATGCGTCTCTGCTCCCCAGCTCCAATTCATTCAAATGCGCCATAGGGCCACATATGTCCTCAAGAAGCCATACGGACGCGCGTGGGCAATGACTCCAACTCCGCAGTGCCAGTTCGAGCAAGTAGACACTGTGAAAGAAATGGATCTGGAAGATCTTCTCTCCATTCTTGACAGATTCCAGGAGTGGGCACGATACTTCGGGATCAAGACGGCGATTCCGCAAGTCAAGAGCAAACTGAAGTGGTGCATCCAAAACAAGATGATCCCAGTCACAACTATCACCGTCTGGGAAAGGGGTTGACTTGAAGGCTGCTTTAATTCCACCGACTCCTGCGCTAAAGCGCTATGGGCTGGGTGACTTCCACCTACTGCTGTCTCACCTGCTTGAAGACCCGCATTACTTCATCCACTACAGGCGGCAGCGGGATCAGGGTGCTTACCTCGTCCTCGACAACTCAGCACATGAGCATGGTTCAGGTGACAACGCTATGAACCTTGCACACTGGGCACGGGAACTAGCTGCTCAGGAGGTTGTTGTCCCTGATGCGCTAGAGGATGCTGAGAAGACAGTTGAGGCTGCACTGTGTGCGCACGAAGCCTGGCACGAGGGGGACAGCGAGATCATGGTCAACCTTGATCCTGCGCTGATGTACGTGCCTCAGGGACGTGACTATCAGACGTGGCGAGACTGCCTAGAGTGTCTGGTAGACATCCACACCTTCGCTGCTAAGCGTTACAAGATTCGCCAGGACTTCGTCATTGGAATCTCTAAGGACTATGAGACCTGGTCAGGAGGGACACTGAGGCTGCTGGAGAACGACATCTACCCGCTTCGCGCACACCTTCTCCAGCGCGGGATCAAGATGCAGGTGCACCTTCTGGGCTGGGGAAGGTACCTCTGGCGTCTGGAAGAGATTGCTGCAACCTGCCCATGGGTGCGCAGTACTGATAGCGCAAAGCCATTTGTATATGCGCTGAAGAACATCGACCTGGTGACAGCCTACGAGGAAGGCACCACACCTGACTACCCGACACGGCCTAAGAACTACTTCAGGCGAAAGATGGAGGATGCCTTTCTCGATCATGTTGCGCTACGCAATGTCGGACTGTTCCAGCTCCTTGCTTCTGGACAGGTTAAGGCAGCGGCATAGTGTGTGAGAACATAAAGGTAGAGGCCAGTGGGCCTAACTACGACGATGCACTCCTAGAGGCTATGCGCGACTGCAAGGACGCAGTTGGAGAGTTGTGTTCAGTGTTTAGAGATCCTGAGGAGTGCAAGTCAGATGACGACTGGTTTCTCGCACACAGCGACTGCGAATTGTCAGGTGGCAAGACAGTGGTAGGTGGACTGTTCGTCTTCCGCCGTAGGTACGAGGAAGAACTGTGAGCATTCTCGTCGTCCACGATACGCCGATCCTCTCAGGACACCACAAGAACATCGTTCATGCTCTGATGCAGGCCTTCGGTGAAGAGTATGAACTGACCAACGTCGTCAGCAAGATGAGCGACAAGGAACTGAAGAAGCTCAAGCCTGAGGATTGGTTGCCTCAGTCAGAGCGCATCCTTGCCGAGTCACGCAAGCACGACAAGATCCTCTGCCTTGGTGCCATCTCGGCAGCAACTGTCTTCCAAGCGGATGCAGTGAAGCCTATTACTAGGATTCGTGGCCGTGGGTTCTGGGCGCCTAATGGTAAGTTCACTGTCTGCTCATTCTCCCCCTCCACCATCGTCAAGGACACTGACTTTTTTCGTGACCTCGCGCACGATGTAGAGAAAGTGAGTATGCAAGATGCGCCTCAGGATCTTCCAGAGATCGAAACCATCCTCATTGAGACCCGCAAGGATCTATCCCTCCTCAAAGATCTCCACGACGCTTCGTTCCTTGGCTGCGATACAGAGACAACAGGCATCCGCACTTATGGTGCTGAAGTCCTCGGGATCGGATTCGCAGCTCTTAACCAGGATGATTCAGGCTACGTCCTCTGTGTCCCATATGAACTCATCGGCAAGGAAGTCCTCTCCTTCCTGAAGCGCTACAAAGGACGCTTCGTCTTCCATAACGCCAAGTTCGACGTAAAGCACATCTGGAATCACTTCGGCATCTTCCCCTTTCAGCAGCAACCTGCTGACACGATGCTGATGCAATACACATTGGACGAACGTCCGCTCAATCGCTACAGGCACCTTGGGTTGAAACTACTCTCTCGTCTTTACTTCGATGCACCTGAGTATGACATCCACATGGGAGAGTGGCTGTTCGAGTACTTCAAAGCAGATCCACACCCAGGGATGCAGGACGCTTGGCGAGAAGCGTTCTGTGATGAGCATCCAGAGAAGGCACGCAAGATCTGGCGCGAGTGGCACGAGGAGGCGTTCGGTGAGGAGCCTGACTGGCGTGGCAAGAGAGTCGGACGTGACATCCCAGTCGAAGATGTAGCGCCACTGATTCCCCTCCCGAAGGATCTCTGGTCAGCACCTAGCGATGATCGCAAAGAAGAGATGTGGGAGTCGATGCTTCGCTACATGGGTGAGGATTGCTACCACACAGCCAGACTGTTCCCTGCTATCCGTGAGAGGATGGATGAAGAGTCCTCACGCCTCTGGGACTACCACGAGGATCTCCTGGTGCCAGTGACCATGGCGTTCGCGCGGATGGAACTCGATGGTGCGAAGGTGGACGTTCCTTACCTCCTCCAGATGAAGGCGCACATTGAAGAGGTCCTTGAGTCAGAGATGGAGCAAATTCGGAAGATCGTTCAGGCTGAAACTGAGCATCCCAAAGGCCCAGAGTTCAACCCGAACTCATCGAAGCAAGTTAAGGAGGCTCTCTACAATGCAGGGGATGAAGGAGGCCTCGGCCTCGCTATGCCGACTGGGGTCGGTAGGTATGCGTACAAGAGAAAGCCAGGAGAGGTTACAACGAACAGTGACACTCTCAAGGTTCTCGCTCGCCAAGTTGCAAAGGACTACCCGGCAGCAGCCAAACTAATCAACCTCATTCTCTCCTACCGCGTGAAGAGCAAGATTCTTGGCACTTACGTGAACGGCCTCCTTGAACGTCTTGACGACGACGGAAGGATCAGAGGTGACTTCTACTTCGGAACGGCAACTGGACGAACTTCGTGCAGCAATCCAAACCTGCAGAACATCCCTGATGCGTCCCATGTTGGCTATGACATCCGTAAGGCATACATCCCAGCAGATGGTTGCATGCTTCTCGAAGCTGACTATAGCCAGTTGGAACTCCGCGTTGCAGGTCTCTTCTCTCAGGATGAAGTACTCATCCAGGCTTACAAAGACGGAGCAGACATCCACCAAGAAGTAGCGCTGATGCTGTGGAACAAGCCTAAGAGCAAGATCACCAAGTACGAGAGGTACCTCGCTAAGTGCATGAACTTCGGCGTGATCTATGGACGAGGCGCACGCAGCATCGCCACTGGACCTGAGATGGACAACCTGGTCGAGATGTCTGGGCGCTCATGGACTAACAAGGAGATTGACGCTTACTTCGCCAAGTTCAAGGTGGGCTACAAGATCCTGTTCGACTGGATGGACGAAGTCAAGAAGGACAGCCTCCAGAAGCAGTATGTCGAGGCGCCCACAGGGCATCGCAGGCGCTTCGATCTGATCCTCGACTCAGAGCGTGGGCACATCGAGCGGCAGGCAGTTAACACTCCCATTCAAGGATTCGCAGCTCAGATGACGACCTGGGCAATCGTTCGCCTCATGGAGAAGTTCGATCCCGCAGTGGCTAGAGTAGTGTTCACTGTCCACGACTCGATCATGGTGGAGTGTCTCGTGTCTCATGTGCGCGAGGTGGCTGCACTTATCAAGGAAACGATGGAGAACGACTTGCCAGAGTTCTGCAAAGTCACACTGCCCACGCTTGAGCACTCACCATTCCAGGTAGGTGAATCGCTGCCTTACAACCTTCCCTTCGTCGCTGATGTTGCAGTCGGGCCGAACTGGGGAGAGTGTAAGGAGGAGGCAGAACACTTCGGCGTGCGCACATTGGAGCAGGAACTCGGCGAGGAGGAGGAACCCCTTGAACTCGTCGCCTAGTCACGCGCACAGTCCTGGGCAGAATCGAGATACCACGTCTGCCTGCGTCTGCTCGACGCTCTCGGGAGGGCATACCGTCCGCGACATAGTTACTGGGCATGGTACTCGCGTCCCGTAAGCATCGAGCAGACGCGCCCGTTTAGAACTAAAAGCAGGCGGGATCCGGTAAGGAGAGCGCCAAATCCGGATCCCGCCCGTCACACCCCTCGCCTGGAGGGATCTCTCAGTGCTTAGCGATGCCTCGCGCGATGGCATAGGCAGCAGCAGACACTGCAGTAGCAATCGCAGCGTACTTGTCAGGCAGGTTGCCTGCCAGCGTCGCTGTCAGTGACCCAATCACGATGGCAAGGGTCACCCAGAACTCAGTCGTCTGGTAGCCAGGCTTAACAGGCTTATTCGGTGGTGTACTCATCATTCACCTCCTTATGTGTAGTCAATCGAGTTTGCGCCAACCCAGATCCATGCTCCACCATTCCAGCGCCAGTGAGTTGAACGGCGTGAACCATTTGCTGGGTTGGTGTAGTTGACTGGCTGACCAGCAGAGAGTGGCCTGAAGATTGCGTTCCAGGTCACTGCCCCCATCGCGCCACCACTGCTGTTAATGATCTCGATGACCAAGTCCTGAGTCTCTAGAGAACCTGGCGGATTGGTTGGTGCAGCAATGGTGAAGGCAGTACCGTTGGTCACACTGATCTGGTGGTACACACCTGCTCGTGCGTCGATGGTTACCGTGGTCCCATAGGTGGCAGCAAGCTTCGTATAGCGCAAGACATTGCCGACGAGGAGTGCACCTGCCGCACTGCGGTCAACCGTTGTGTCAACTGCAGTACCACCACCAGGCCCCCAGCGCAACCCGCCACCAGTAAGAGCAATAAATCGCGCTACAGTGTCACCATTGACAGCAGCCTGCAGTGCACCAGTTCCGGCTCCTGCCGCCTCCACAAGAATCCCACCTACCTTGTCAAGACTTACACCGTTCCAGGAACCTAGAGTGGCTTGCCCACCACCAATAAACAAAGAACTCAATACTCCCTGTGAGGCACCTGCATACGCACCATCAATTGGATCTCCAGTACCAACCTCAAGCCACTTCGAAGTACCATCCCACATGAAGGTGGCAATAGTTCCAGCAGCGTAAGTTGAGGTGCCCCCAGTGATCGTGGTGATATTGCCAGAAGTCCCGAAGGTCGTTCCATTGGCCAGGTTGAGACGAACAATCTGACCCTTGTTCTGAGTTGACCCATCGTTAATGGTGTTGATCTGAGTCGAACCAGTCACCCTGTGGTACTCAGCAGTGATAGTGATAGTTCCAGCTGATGCAAGGTCTGCCCCTGCCAGGCCGAGGTAGTCATGCAAGACCTTTACCTCATCCACCCACGCATCGGGAAGGGCATCGTTTACGTTCAGTGTTGCAAGTGCTGCGAAGCGGCTCATCTGCCCTCCTTAGTGCCAGATGCGGTCGTAACCGGCTGAGTTGGACGCTGGTGCGATTGTAGATACACCAACGAGGAATGGATTGCTGAAAGGCTTCTCTGACAACGTCCAGTCAGTTTGGTGAAGTGCGCCACCTTCTCCTCGGTGAACCATCTTCTGCACATAGTAGTCACCTACCTGACCATAGGCGTCAATCGAGACTCGGTCTAGGAACTCTGCCTGGAGGATCAGAGGAAGATAGCCTGATGGACCTTCCTGCACTGTGTAGGTCCAGACAGGTACTGCTGGAACTGCGCCCATGGCAACTTTCATCTGGCAGAAGCCAAGAGCATCGTTGTCGTTGAGGAAGTACGGAGACTCAACGTCGTCCCAAGCATTCGCTGTGTAAGCATTGACTGACTCTGTGTCCTCCCAGTATTGCTGCACACCACCCGTCTTAGTGGCTGTAGCAGTGTTGCGCACGTTGTCCAGGGACAAGCCAGGGTTGGCAGCCTTAGCAATTTGGAAGGTGCCAATTGATACCTTCCTTGCCATCTCATAGCGATCCCAGTAGGTTGCGTAACCATCGCGCGAGTGGAAGAAGTACCCAAGGTCCACCTGAAGGAGTTCTGCTAGAGCAGTTAGGACTGAGGTTCCCTGGGAAAGGGAGAAATCGTCAATGGACGACCCAGTAGAGATATTTCTAAGTGTCGCAGGCCACCCAACAGCATCGAGGCAAAGATTTATCACTGCACCTACTGTAGTAGGTCCAGTAGGAGCAATAGTGACATTCTTCGCTCTTTCCAGCCATAGAAACAGATCCTTAAAGGTGAACTTCGCTGACCCTCCGACATCCACATCGCTTCCTACCTCAGCAAGCCACCCATTGAACAGTTGAATCCAGGATGAGCCTCCATCGAGTGTTGCATCGAAGCAGCAGGGACGCATCGGCAAGATATCACCGAAGAGGGGTGAAGAAGGATTCTTCGGATTGTACCTTCCTGGCCAGACATCATTAAAGGTCACCTCCAACTGACCAGCAAGCATGTTGGCAAACTGATCGTCCCTTCCTCGCGTGAGGCCGAAGTTTAGAATGCCGTACTTGTCGTCAGCGATGGTGTCATAAGCACCGCCGTAGTTAGGAATAGCGATGTTATCACCTAGACGGTCATACCCAGGGGAGTCAGTAGCAGGCGCGATGAGGGAAACGCCTACCTTGAAGTAACCAGCGAAGCGTCCAGACCAACCTACCCGCAAGCGGTACAGTGCAGCACTCATGCTGGCCTCAACTGGAGACGTGAGTCACTGTTAGGAGACACTTTGGCAAGCGCGTCACTGATAGCACGCAGTGTCTCACGCTCGTTGGTCAGGAAGGTGTTACCTGACACTGGGACGACAATCTGGTAAGGCGCAGCCATACCTCCCGCAGCAGACGCGCGAGCAAGGCCTGCCGAGGACCCACCTTGATACGGAACCCGGGATGCGTCTGCCATCCCGAGAGCAGCAGAGCGAACCACAGACGGGTCAAGGCCTGATGTCAGTACGCCTGCGAAGGGTGCCCACCACTGGTGCAGGCTGGACAGTGGTCCTGTCTCTGCAGGAGAATGCAGTCGCAGGTACCTTTCGATGATCCTGGCGATCTTCTTGATTTCAGCCTCAATTGCGTGTTCAGACTGGCGCAGGCCAAGAGCGAAAGCATCACCCATTGCAGCACCTGCTGATTGATAGGTGATGCCATACTTCCTCAGCGTTTCAGTGATCTTGTGCTGCCAAAATGCTGCCCTCTCTGGATGCCTCTGCATCTGCTTCTCGAAGTTAGCGAGAAGGTCGTCAAGATGCTGCTTCTGCAGATTGCGGCGTGCCTGGTACTGCTTATCCTCTTCGTCAGCCTCCTTCTGAAGCTTGGCAATCCTGATCTGGTACTGAGCTTCCTTCTGCTGAGCAATGGCATCAGTCAGAGCCTTTTCAGCCTGTGCGATGGCCTCAGCACGCGACTGGGCAGAGTCGTAAGTCGCGCCTTGAGCAGCGATAAGTTGCTTCTGTGCATCTGCTACTGACTGATTTGCCTGATTCAGTTGATCCTTCAACTGAGCCTGGTCATGCTGTGTAATCAGCTTCTGCAGCAGTGACCCCTTCGGGCCAAGATGAGCAGCACTGATAGCGTCAAAGGCCTGGTTGACATAGTCAGAGAAGCGAGAGAACTTATCCTGGAAGAGACTGAGTTGAGCACTGACAATCTGCTGACCGCGTTCAAGCGCAGAACGCAGCGAACTGTTCATTTTCTCAGGTAGATCTCTGATCCCAAGAAGGAACCCTTCGATGATACCAGCGGCAAGAGGCTTTCCGATCTTGTCACGAGTGACGGTTGAAGGAGAGTGGATCCCAAGATGACCAGCAAGGCCTCCGATAGCACCAGTTACGGCACCTTTTACAGCACCAGCCAAGTCACCAGCGAGCCCCTTAACGCCATCAATGATTCCATGGATGATTCCACTACCAATGCTCTTAGCAGCTGTGTAAGCGATGTTAACAATTCCATGGAGAACATTGGAGGTAAGAGTTCCGATTCCACTTAGTGTGTCTCTGACCAAACTCTTCAGGCCACGCCATGCCCTCCCCCAGTCACCACGGAGGAGGCCCATGACGATATTAACGATATCTCTGATCTGCCTCAGGCCTGTCATGACCACCGTCTTGATTATTGCCCACGTTGTCTTAACAACAGCTCCCAGTATCGGCCATCCGATACTCCAGATAGTTTTGATACTGGTCATGAAAGTTCTGAACAAACCAGTTATGACTGACCATGCTGCACTGATGACCAAGCGAATTCCACCTGTTTGAGTTACCACTACAGCCTTCATATCTCTGAAAGCACTAGCAACCCAGTGTGCAGCAGCCACTACTGCATTCTTAATTGCGATGAACACATTGACGAATGGCCCCTTGAGGAAACTCCAGATAGACTGGATGATATTTCTGAAGGTTTCAGATCTCTGGTACAGCAAGTAGAAGCCAACAGCGAGTGCTGCTATAGCACCAACCACCAGGCCAACTGGGTTAGCAAACATTGCAGCATTCAGTGCTGTGAATGCACCAGTAAGGAGGGTGATGATTGCAGTAACAGCAGCAACACCCTCGAACGCCAAGAAGCCAGCAAGCAGTATCTTCAGAATGTCACCGACGTGCGGGATCTGCTTGGCAAAGTCAACAAACCTGCCAATCAGGTGCGCAACACCAGCGCCAAACTTAATCATGGCATCAGTGTTGACACTCTCGATGAACCTTGCCACTGCTCTGATGGCACGCTCCATTGGCCCGAGAAGTGGTGTGCCGATCTTGATAAGGAACGTCGAGAACGCTGAGTTAAGAGCACCCATAGCACCATTGAAGCCCTTAGTGCGTGCCTCAGCCATCTTCTGAGCAGCATTCGTACCTACGATCTTCTTGGTGTAGCTATCCCAAGTACTGGTGCCTCCCTGAACCAACTTAAACATCGCTGCATTAGCGCGCTGCCCAAAGATGGTATTCAGTGTCTGCTGCTTTTGCACCTGTGTCTGGTTAGCAAGGCCACGGGAGAACTGGCCAATGATGTCCCTCAGTGGGAGGATGTGACCCTTAGAATCAGCAAGGTGGAAGTTGAACTTCGCTAGCGCTGCTGCAGCAGCAGTCGTTGGATTCTCCAGACGCTGCAGCATGTACTTCAGAGAAGTACCAGCGATTGACCCATTCAGACCTCTATCTGCAAGTTCAGCAAGAGCAACGGCCAGTGTCTGAACTTTGTACCCAGCACCTGAGAACTGTGCTGAAGCATTCTGCACACCAAGTTCCAGGTCTGACATCTCTGCAGTTGATTTATTCGCTGCTGCTGCCATGAGGTTAGCAATCTCAGTTGCATGACTACCCCCAAGACCAAACGCCTTGAGAGAACGCGCCACGAACATAGCAGAGGTAGCTAGATCCTCATTGGAAGCAAGAGAAAGCTGGATTGTTCCGCGAGTGGCAGTAAGAATCTGATTGACAGACAAACCACCCTTTGACAGCTCGACCATCGCATCCGCAGCATCCTTCGCTGAGGTGTTAGGCAACTTGAAGTCTTCTCCAAGTGCGATAGCCTCTTTACGCATCCTACCAAGCTGGTTTGTTGTTGCCTCAGAAACAGCCTGAAGGACGTTCATACTCTGCTGGAAATCGCCAGCAGCAGTCAGTGCCATGTAACCCATGGCAACTGTCGCCAGCCCGGCGCCCGCTGCTACCTTCTTGACAATGCCGCCCGTGCGCACAAGTGACGCATTAGCGATTGCCATACCTTTGTAGAACCCAGAGGTATCAGCAGACAGGCGGGCAACGAGCTGAGCAACAGTCAGTGCCATCTAGATGTAAGGTTCCCTCTTCCTCAGTTGCTTCTCAGCATGTGCTTCAGCACCGATTGTCTGGACACCGATTTCTGTCCAGGCAGGGTGCTGATCCATCAGTTCCCAAGGTCGGCATCCGAGCCTGTCGGCTGCTCGGACAATTCTGAACCACCAGGGGCAGGATCCGGTAGCGCCTTCAGTTGCGAGCCACCGACCAAGGTCCCGCCCCTCTGTGGGGAAGGGGCTGAGTCATTCCCGATTGCCTCGACAATCAAACCGAGAAAGTCGAGAGGCAACTTAGCGAAGTGCTCTGCATCGCAAGGGAACTTCGATCCGTCTTCCTCTTCCAGATCCCAGTCAACCACCAGCGGATCGTCCGGGTTCATCAGGAAGATCTTCACTGCTTCGATGTCCGCGGACTGCGGATCGTTAGCAACTTCCTGGAGGCCTTGCCACAGTTCCATTGTGAGTGCACCAGGACAGTAGGTGAGCTTGACAGGTTCGTCTGGCTCACCATCTGATCCTGGGACCACTACTGGAACGGTGCGAGTCCGAGCTTTAAGCGCTGAAACCTTCACCGTTTGCTCTCCTTGTTGTAGTCCTACTACTCGTCCGGCTCATCCTCAGGACGAACTGGACCTAGATCCTCCCGCGGGTCATAGTCCTCACCCTGAGGCCACCCACTTGTGTCAGGCCTGTCAGATTCCTCTGCAGGAGGACTCGGTGGGATGAGTGCCCTTACATCATCGACAACAATCCTGCCGTCTTCTCCAGTACCTTCGACAGCTTCCAAGTCGATGTTGTGCTCCTCAGCAAGTTCGACCGCGGCATCAGTTGCGTCTGCCATCTACCCTCCTTCCTACAGCGAAGCGAGCTGATTGATTACCTGAGCCTGCAGGTAGCGGGTCCACCCGCCATCGAACACCATCTCGAAGGTGTACTCGATAGCGTAGACACCATCCTCATCACTGAACTCTGAAACGTCAGATACCTTGACCGCCTGGTCCAGGATCACCTGATACTTCTGAGTTGTAGACCCAGCAAGAGTAGGTGAGGTGGCGCTGAGACGTAGGAACTGGGTGGTACCTGCACGCAGGATGGGAAGATTCGCCATACCTGCTGTGTCTGCTTCCAAGAGCAACTTGACTTCGCTCTTCGGCTCAGTCTCAACAGTAGCAGCGAAGGAAGCATTCGCCGAGTTGAGAGGCCACACAGTCCCCCAACGATCAGAGATCTTCCAGGAGGCCTTCAGTGCGCGGGTGAGCTTCGTCGTACCAAGTGCACCAAACGTCGGATCCACGTAGACGTCGATATCAGTCGGCAAGATTGGAAGCTGAGTAATCGCAGTCGGGGTGGCAGTCATAGTGATGCCATCCTGGTACTTCTGTCCGAGGACAGAGCCAGAGACGTCGATGCCATCCCGTGAGAACCCGAGCTGCAGTTCATTGACGATGCCGTAAGAGAACTTGCCGGCACGAACAGCAGAACCCTGCTCGATAGTGAACGTCTTAGGTGTATCCTCAGTCGAGGCACTCGGGTTGTATGTGTACTTCTTCGCCGTCGTATCGACAGTGGTTGGTGCACCCGGGTCCGTAAGAAGCGACGCGAGGAGGTACGTCAGTTCCGTATAGGAACCAGAACCGTCGATCTTGGCCTCGACCCACTCCTTACCAGGGACGAGCACCGTTGGGAACTTCTGACCCATCGGCCTGAACCTCTGCATGTCCACCTTGATCGCAGGTGAGATGCCAGTGGCCAGGAAGAGCTTATTCGCAGCGACACCAGTACCGGGCGTACTCTCTACGCCGATCTGCGTGACCTGTGCGATAGTGGTACGCTCTGGCATGGTTTGACCTACTCCTTCCTACTACTTGGGTATGACTATGGTACGGTAGATTGCCCCAGCGTGACGAACCTGTACCCCAGACTTGTCTGTCTCAAGGATCTGGTATGGCTCCATATTCACGCAAGAGTCGATGTTGCACAGGGTTGTGCTCCCTGTAGCTCCTTCCAGTAGAGTGTCGAGTCGCATCACAATTGGCAGAAGCGGTGTGACTTCATGTCCCTCACGCATCACCACAACCAGCCAGTCGATCTTGACCATGATCTTGGAGGCCTTACCTGGCCCAACGCCTCTGACTGAGTGTGACCCTTGTACGTGGTAGCGCACAGCTGGAAGCTTGACTTCCTCTGGAACTAGGTCCATGAAGGCACCATTGATCTTCGGGTTGCCTGTCTGGAAGAGACCTCCAGCACCAGTGTCAGCCTCAAAGAGAGCTTGCATCCACTTTGCAGCCTCATAGACCTCGTACGGATTATCAGGCACGCATTACCGCCTCAGTGAAGATCCCAGAGAAGAAGTCATCTTCTGCTTCCATCATCGCTGGGTACAGGTAAGGACGTGCACTCATCTTGTAGGTGCCATACTCGACAGGTGCAGCGTGATCAGAAGGAAAAACGATCTCTGCCGTCTTGCCGTGTTCTACTGACTGAGTGTACGCTGTGTCTTGCAGCTCACCAGTCACCCGGTGGATCTTGCTACGAGCATTCTTCAGCACTTCGTCTGCCTTCTGCTTCGGATAGGAGCGAGACCGTGCTTCAACAGCAGCGATCACCTCAGGGATGATGTTGAAGACGACGAAGTATCCGGCTGCAGCAGGCACTAGGGAATCAGATCGATGTACCTCACGCCATGGTGGCCGCGACTCTCAAAGTAGTGTTTCATATTTGGCAGAGACACATGAGTAGGTGCACCTTGGTGTCCGAACCCGATTGTCCACCAAACGCCATGCTCGTCTTTCTCAGAGATGAAGGCAATATGCTCGCCAGGTCTTGCACCAAAAATCACACCGCACCCAGGCTTCGGTCCTGTCAACACCTTTCCCTTGTCCCACAGCGTGCCGGTCCAATCACTGTCAGTCACACCCCTCACACCGAACCAGTGAAGGATTGAGCAGAAGAACTGAGAACAGTCAGCATGTGCGCCAGTGAAGTTTCCCTTGGCGCGATGGAACAGTTCCGAACGATTGCTCTGCATACTGTAGTAGAACTTTCCAGCGTATGCCAGAGAGTGGTGCACCATAGCAACAACCTGACTACGAGTCGTTGCAGTGTCGCTAGCAGGAACGATATGCGGCCTGTTCGCAGTAATCACGATGTCAGTGATCTGCTGCTTAGGGTGCTTCTTCTTCCAGCGCAAGAGCGCTTTCAGATTCTTGAAGTGAAACTTTCTAGCCATGCAATACCTCCGCGTCTGCCACAAACCTCATCTCGATAGCTTGTGACTCTGGTGTGAAGACTACGTTGACCTGTAGCCTGAGGTTGTTGTAGGTGGTGATGACCACCTCGTCGTTCTTCTGCACATCAGTGCCAAGTGCTACAGTGATCGTATAGAGCTGAGTATCCACCAACTGGCCTTGATCGAGCATGTCCACTACATGCGCAATGCCTGGATAAATCTCACAGGGAATATCTGAGTGAACCTTGGTGGGTGTGCCACCACCGTACCCGCCATAGTCATCTATCGTGGAGGCAGGTGAATCACGGTAGATATCTAGCTTGTGGTCGTAGAAGGTCTGGGTCTCAGCCTGCATCGCCTCGAGCTCACATTCGCTTAGAGCAGGCATCAGTTCGTCTCAACCCAGAGAGGAATGTTCGTCAGCGCATTTCCAATCAGTGGAGTGGAGAGTCTGATCGACTTGAGCTGTGCCTTCATGGCGTACTGCCGATACTGCTTCATACAGTGATCGTAGAACTGCTGACGAGAAAACATCTTGCCGGCAACCATGAAGTTGTAGTAGCTAGCAATCCGTCCTGCCTTCATCAGCCAAGCCTGTGCGATACAGTAGTTGGCATCGTAAGTCTCTTCCCACCTCATGATCCCTTGCTCAGTGTACGTCACACCGTCCTGAACCACACTTGTGCCAGAGGCTGTAGGCCAAGTAGGTTCAGTGTACTTCGGAGACCCAGCAAGCGCCGTAACCTTGTAGAAGTGATCGTTTGGTACAGATGGCACGACAAAGGTACCGAGACCTAGATCGACTCCTGGGTACCAGGTGAACCCCTTTGGAGGCTGGGCACCATAGGTGTCCATGATGCGACCCATGTCCAGAAGAAACTCAACTTCCACTGGATCAGAGATTTCTGGGCAGGTTCCAGTGTCAGCAAACAAACGCAATCTCTGGCGAGTGTGCGCTCGCATGAACCCTGAGCCTATGCTCAGTGGAGAATGCGCGAGGATTGCGACATCGAACTCAGGCGTGTCCTGGGCTGAACCACCTGAAGGAGTGACAGTCAGCCAGGCCTTGAACTCACCTGGTATCGCTGTATCGCCTGCCTGCCACTGGTATGACCACTTACCTGCAGTGGCATCGACAATAGTTGCAGCATGGCTGGCAATGATCGCACCTGTGTCCACTCTGCGCATCTTGAAGGTGAGTGATGCGCCAGTGAGGTTGACCACAGACCCATCTTCGTTCGTCAGTACGTCTGAGATTGCAGGAGACAGGTTTCCTTGGTAAATAGTGATACCGTCGCTCATGTCCACATCCTACAGTGTCTAGAGGTTAGATTTCTTGGGATGGGGCGGACTGAACTCCGCTATATCTATTGACGGGTCTGCAAACCCAGTGTCTGCTGAACCAGTAAGCAAATCTGCAGTATCTGGAGAAACCTGGAACTCAGTGTCAGTCGGAGTGGGCCTAGCGAATGCTTTAAGAAGAGCTGTAAGTGCCTGACCAATTGACTCAAATGGGGCAATCAGCAAACTGATGATTCCGCTGAGTGACTCTACAGGAGCAGGTACTGACTTAGATACGCCACTTAGCGACTCAACAGGCTCGCTAACCGTAGTCGAGACACTCTGCAGAGACTCAACAGGTTCAGATGCAGTTGTGCTCAAACGTTGTAGAGATTCAACTGCATTGCTCAGAGTCTGTGCAATGCCTCCAAGTGCTTCGATTGCCACCACCCCAGTAGCAACCACTGCAGTCTGTCCCTGTGACTCAATCGGGTCTGAGAGAACACTTGCGATGCCCTGCAGTGCTTCAAGTGCATCTTGCACCGTCTTCAAGATGCCCTGGAGGGACTCAACTGGCGAAGAAGCAGTCGTCGCTACACCTTGAGTAGACTCAATCGAATCAGAGATACTGCTCACAACACTCTGCACTACCTCAATCGGGTCAGACTTCGTAACACCCACGCTCTGCAGCGCTTCTAGGGCGTCTGAGGATGTTGTTGCGACCCCTCCCAAAGCCTCAAGGGGACTCGCTTGTGACGTTACGACGCCTTGTGACGCCTCGATCACCTCTGAGAGTGTGCGCACAATGCCTTGCTGTGCTTCTATCGCAAGTACAGCGACAGTTGACACAGCAGTTTGCCCCTGGGACTCATATGGCTCAACAAGAAGTGAGGCAATACCTCCGAGTGCTTCCACTGCCTCCTGAGCAGTAGACACTAATCCTTGTAGTGCTTCTACAGGCGTGAGTGAAGTGGTGCCGAGACCTTGTAGCGCCTCGTACTGGTCAATCAGCGTCTGGACGATACCCTGCACCGACTCAACTGGAGCACTAGCAGTAGTGGCAATACCGCCCCGCGCTTCGATCACCTCAGCAACTGCCTGCACGATTCCTTGTAGTGCTTCGATCTGCACAACTGCAGTATTGGTTATACCACCCTGAACTGCCTCAATCGGCTGTAAAAGAGTAACCAACAAGTTCTGAGTGCTATCGAGAGGCTCCTGTCCAGTTGCAGCAACGCCTTGGAGTGCTTCAACTGGTTCTTGTGCAGTTGTAGCGACTCCTTGCCGTGCTTCAATCGGATCAGCAGATCCAACGACCACTAGCCCCTGAGTCGCTTCGATTGGATCTAGAAGAATTTTGGTAATGGCACCAAGAGATTCTGCTGGAACAACTACGCCATTACTAGAGATACCTTGAAGTGCCTCAACAGGTATATCCAGTGATGCTGACACTGGCGTTGTTGTTACGGGAAGCGTTCCTACCCAAGGCTTCCGCCTAAGTAGGGGAGGTGGGTAGCGATAGACGCTCACTACCCAAGCTCAGCAACCCACAGTGTGCCAGAGAGGCTGATTGCATCTGCAGGTGCAGCTAGCAAGCGCAGCACAATCGTTACGTCAGCTTGAGAGATCACAGGGCACAACTCTGGCGGGAGGAAGAATGGGCCAGGCACACGCACATTCACTCCACCAGCCCAGATGTCCTTCGTCGTACCTGTAGATGCAATCGTGGTATTGTTCACCTCTGCAGTGAACCCAGAAGCTGAGTCAGATGAAACAACCGGAACTGGAGTAGGTGCCGACCCACCAGATCCACTGGTCGCGTGCCCACGGCGCAGAAGTAAGCGTAGGAGTTCTTCCTGAGCATCACCAGCGTCAGCAGTGCCACCCACATTGTCAATTTCCCAACCCCTAATCTGGATGGGCTTGTCATCTGCTGGAGTGATCTCGAAGAAGTCCTGTGCTGCAGAGACAGTGACATTCTCGAAGATAACAGTGTACATCCTAAACGGCAACATCTGGCCCTCCTTGTGGGACGAGAATCTTCTCTTTCCAGTCAGCAGGAACCCAGATACCAGAGCGCCGCCGAGTGAGGCGCGACATCCGGGTAATCAGGCCTGCCATATTACGGCGAGGAGCAGCAACTAGAGATGTCGGAGCACCTGAGAACAGCGTAAGTGCAGACGGAGGCGTGATATAGCTCGCCGCGTTCGTGGTGGAGGCGTCGGTCGTCCCGTTGTAGAAGTAGGTGGAGGGGTACGCGGTGCCCATCGACTGCGTGAAGTTGTCGGTGATCTCAAAGACGAGAACGTCGCCGTCCTGAATCGTGAGCGACGTCCCGCCCCACCCGGCAGCGGCGTTGTAGTGAGCCTCGGCCGTCGTGGTCGGAGCCGCCGTACCGATCACAAGACCTCCGGTCCCTACTTGCGCCCCCGTACTCGGCCTCCAGCCGTAGACGTTGATCTGGAATCCTGCCTTGTGATTCGTGTTCGATTCAAGCGCCGCGTAGTCCCACGTCCAGTTGCCGTCCGCGTTGGCGAAGGTGCGCGCCGCGAGCGGACGAGAGACGTAACGGCGAAGCTGGAGCGTCTGCGTCGATGTGTTGGCGGCCGCGGTAGCGACCGCCGACGTCTGCGCCGCCCCGGGCGTGTCGGTTGAGTCTCTCGCCGTCTGCGACCCGGTCGCGTCGGTCCCGGCTCCGAAGTGAGGGTTGACGAAGGCTCCAGTCGGCATCGTCCCCGAGTTCGGCGTCGCTGCGTCGAGGAAGTAGAACTTGGAGATGGTCGCCATCTAGACCTCCTCGATCTGGAGCGGACAGCACCCGCTAAAGCCAGGGCCGACCGGACAATCCAGCTCGGGTCTCGGCAGTGCCCGTGCCTGCTCCACCGTCTCGATCAGAACACCATCTACGATGGCCCCCACCATACAGTCGCGCCGATGGTCGCAAACGCCGTGCACCTCCCAGCGGGCACCATCATCGCGCCGATAGCGAATATACCCCTCACGCTGCTCCTCGATCCAAACGTAAGGATCAAGAGTCGCAGTCAGCTTGTTGACCATGTGAACGGATAATCGGATTGCGGAGCGCTTGGGTAAGGACAACCCGGCTCCTTCTGCACGTCCGAGCTGACGCCAGCCTGTAGGACAATGTTCTTGATCCGCGCACCTGTCGGATTGGTCACGGTCAAGGCCACATTCGTGACAACGCCATGGCCGCCATTCGAGCCGGCGATCTCCATAACGGCCGGATCGGACGAGGTGTAGACGGCGTGCGAACAAATCAGCCACTGATACTGCCCACCGCTCAAGACTGAGCCGAGCGGGAAGCAACGTCCCTGCGGGGAATAGCAAGCCGTGACCGTCAACGCACCTGAGGGGGCAGCAACCCAGCCGGAGAAATAGCCGTGCGGGCTGCTCCACCAAGCGGCCGTCCCGTTGATCGTTCGGTAGACCGGATCCGGGTCGGAGATCTGGCAGACCGTCATCGAGTAGGAGGCGCCAGCGTTGAGGTAACCATCGGTGCCGGTGTCGTTCCAGTCGTTGATGTCCCAGGCGCAGCCGGTCGGATTCGTGACCGCCGTTGAATCGTACGGATAGTTCGACTGCTGCTCGACTACGTTGACGCCCGAACCACCCCGAACGCCACCGAACGAGGAGCCGAGCGGGACAGGCTTGTTGCTGCCGGACGCGCTGCCAGGCAGAAGCACCGCCAAGACGGCTAGGCCTAAAAGCCGTTTCATCTAAGTTGTGCTGCCTGCAATCTGACTTGTGTAGGTAGAGCGGAGAGCAACATTGTTCGTTGCCAAGAGCATCGCAAGCCAGAGGCCAATAGCGGCAGTGGCACCAAGATCTGTACCAGGTACGTTCTTCGCTGTACCGTCAATCGTGACTCCACCTGGAGCAGTTTGACGGTTGGTAGTCGTACCTGAGTCGTTCACTGCCGTTGCTAGGCCATGAGTGAACACCCCAGATGGGTCTGCTGACTCACTCACCTGAGCAGAGAGCAAGGCATTCGTACTGTTCGTGTTCTTCCAGAACAACTTGGCGTAGTAGGTAGTAGACCCAGAAGTGCTGGATGTACCCTTCCGCATGACCATAGAGAATCCACGCTCACCGACCGGGATCACTCTGTAAGTCACACCTGCTACTGATTTGCGCACAGTGATCGTTCCGATAGCAACAGATGCAAGCTCGACCTTGAGGATGCGGTCGATAGCACCGTTGCCAGCGAAGATCTTTGCCGTTGTCCCTGTGAGAGCGAGTGTCTCTGAAGTAATCGTGCCATCTGCCTTACGAACCTCGATGGTGCAGTTCTGTGTATCTGAGGCAGATGAAGAGACCACCTCAACCGTATCCCCTGCAGTGACCTGTGTGAAGTCAGGGCGCCGCAGTGTGTCAATAGCACCACCAACAGTGGAACCATCGACATCAGACTGAGTCGCAGCATGGTAGAGAACGAGATCTGAAGATACAACGCTCATTCCTCTTCACCTCCGACACTTGCAACAGGAGCACCGCTCTCAATATCAAGCTGGTGCTGGAGAAGGTTGCCTTCGTGCCACTCCCCACTCTCTTGAGCAGCTGCATATGCCGCTTCACCATCTTCCTGAGACTGCACTGACTTGTCGAGCTTCTCACGCTCAGCGTCAGTGCACTCAGTGACAGTGAGTGTTCCAGCAGATTCAGCAGCACCTACGAGCTTGAGGAATGATGCTGAGGGCGAGGTTACCTCATTCTCGCCCCCAGCGAAGGTCTCCTCCTCAGTAGCCCACTGAGTTGTCAAGACCTCGAACTTCATGACTACCCCTCAGTGCTCGGGTAGGTCCCAGTGGCCATGCGCTCGTTGTGCTCGTCCTCCTGGCGCCACTGAGCCTCAGCAACATTGCGCGCTGCCTCGAGCTGCTCACCATCGAGATGCCCGAACGTATTCTCGAACCAGCGCTCGCGCGTCTCCTCAAGCGTCTCATCAGGGGTGAGTTGCCCAGGATGATCGACCTGGGCCTGCAACGACTCAGGAGCAACGTCAGCAGACGCGCCTGACTCACGCTGCGCGATGATGGCCTCTGCCAGATCTTCCTTCGTACTGTAAGACTCGGGATCGCTGACGCCTTCCTTCTCAGCAAGGGCATTCAGCTCATCACGAGTGTTGTTGTCGAGCAGTGCTGTCTTCGACTCCTCACTCATTCTGCCTGTCCTTTGATGTAGCCGGTTTTCGTCACAGGAGCCCAGTTCCTCTTCGTTGTTGCAGCGGGCTCACTGGGCGCCTTCAGCTTTGCCTGCAGGCCACGCCGGGCTACCAGACGCTGTCGCTGAGTTATCTGGTAGTCCAGCGCGACCTGTTCTTCAGGCGTCAGAGACATCGGTCAGTGGCTATGCGAACCGCGCGAGGCGGTCCATCAGGTAGCCATTCTTTTCGAAGTCCGACGCGACTCCGGCGGTAGCGGAGACGATGGCACACTTCGCAGCGAGAAAGCCATAGGCATCGAACCCGGCATCTGAGATACCGAGCTTCGTCGCCTGGCGAGCCTTCGCCACCTGTGAGTTGACCGTGACGTCCGCATCCGTCGGGTTCACGATGATGAGCTGTACGGTTGCCATGGCACCCGCTCCTTACGGCGAAACCAGGACCGAGAACGGATAGCGCGAAGCCTCGGTCGGCTGGTCGTAGTTGATTGGATTGGGAACCTCGAAAGCGAACCTTGCCACTACGCGCATGGCGACCATGTCCTGCTGAGCGAGGTTGTACTGGATCACACCAGATCCATCAGTGATGACTGCCTGGTCGAGCAGCTTCCAGGTGATGTCCTGGCGGATCCCGACGAGACCCTGACTCCAGTCGCCGGTGATGAGCTCTGCAGCGCCAGTACCAGAAGCCCACATACCCGGCATGGCGTAGAACACAGGAGCACCGTCGATGGACTGGGCCTCCATCCCCACATCGAGCAACTTCTGCCCGGTGCTATCACGCGCGGAGCGCAGCTTCGCCCTGTAGGTGCGGCGAGTGACGTGACCAGAGATGTCGTACCCGTCAGCCTCAGCCAACGCCATCACCTGGTTGACGTCCTCTGCGATACCACCTGCAGCAGCCGCGTTCGTACCGCGGGTGTAGGTGTTACCAGCAGCGACAGCAGCCGCGACGATGTTCGTCGGCCAGGAGGCCGGCTTGTTCGTGCCGAAGAAGACTGCAGCATCGAGCGTGCGGCCAATGGCCTGCTCGACAAGCGGCCTTACCTCGCCCCAGATGTCGTAGTCGGAGTCGTCCAGGACGGCCTCCGGCACAGGGACGATACAGGCGATCTCCTCCGCGTTGAGGAACTTGTTCTTCCACGACTGCTCGGTGGTCTGCTTCACGCCGGTATCGCCGGAGACGAAGTAGGCCGTCGGCAGGGCCGCAAGCACAGGCATCCGCTGCTGCTGGCTGCCCATGTTCACATGGCGGAAGAACCGAAGGGTTGCAGACGTATCCTGTACGTTCTGCAAGATCTCGCGCGACACTTCCTCTGGAATCAGAGGAGCAGCATCGTCACGCCCCACTACGCTGTTAAATGGCATCGGTTCTTACCTTTCCCTCAGACGCACTCAGCGCCGGCCAGCAGCCTGCCTGATTACGTCATTCATGGACGTAGCCCGAGTGCCACCTCGACCGCCTGCCCCACCGTCTGCTCCGCCGGCAACGCCGCCAGTCAGATACGGCTTCTCCTTGATAAGGTTGCGGAGAGCCTTCTCCACAGCCTTCTCATCGGTTGGATCCTCAATTTCTGACCAATCGAGAAGATCAGCTGCGTCTGAACGAGCTTCCCTCACGATTCCGACATCACCGGCTACTGCAAGGACCGTACCCTTGCGGGCACGCTTCTCTGCAGCTTCCAGTTGTGTCTTCAGGTCATCCACTTCGGATTGGGTCCTTTCCAGGTCGCTCTTGTTGGCGTCCCTGTGCTTCTTCAGTTCAGCCTCAGCATCACGCAGTTTCTTGCGCCAGCTTGCAGCTTCACTTCGAAGTTTGGCGATCTCGTCGTCACTCGGAACTTCACTACCACCACCCTGGGCAGTAGCAGTGGCCACCTGGGCCTGAGGCTCTTCGCCTCCTTCTGGAGCTTCCTCCTCCTGGGATTCTGACTCCGGTGTTACTGGCTCTTCTGGCATAACTCAAGCTCTCCTTGGGTAGCCTTCACTCTGACACCATAGCGCAAGAGTGCTCCATCCGCAAACTGCTTGGTACAGTGTCTACTGACATCACTGCCGAACCCCAGAAGTCCCACCAGTAGCAGTACGTGGATTCTGAGTAGCGTTACCTGATGGAGTTGTCTTCGTCGGATCGACCAGTTTCCCGTCAGCACCAAGCGTGCCTGTCTCTGTGACCTTGGTCGTCCTCAATTCAGCATTCCAAGCCTCGTAAGCATCAGCCTCAGCAAGGATCATCTGGATTGTGTCTTCGTCATACCCAAGATCCCTGAGTAGCTCAGACCGCGAGACCCCGATGCTCTTCTTCTTTACGGCGGCATCTGCGATCTCTGCCTCAGAGCGGGGCACTGCAGGTGTCCACTGCGTAGTCAGCGAGAAGTCATCCTCAGGATCGACTGGCACCTCAACACCATCGATTAAGGCCGCAAACATCATGACCTTCTCCCAGACAGACCCAAACTGCACCTGACGATCCTGAATCCGGTTGGTGAAGCGGGCCTCAGCCGACTTCATTGCCTCACCTGATGGGAAGTCACCCTTGGTGATGAGGAAGTAGTGGAGTGGCGTGCCTGTGACCTTAGCGCATGAGGTCCAGAACTTCTCTTGTACCTCGAGAAACTGCTTCAGATCGGTTGCATCGAACTGACCGACCTTAGCATTCTCATCCGGAATCGTCATGAGGCGGTCCACACCGTAATTCTTGGCATTCTGGTCAGTGGGCTCACCTGTTATCGGGTCGATATCTACTTCCATGCCGATTACATACCTCTGCTTGAAAGAGGCAAACTCCATCGCAATCAGCATGTCCATCACCGACTTATTCAGCGCATCTTGCAGAGCAACAACATCCTTCAGCTCAGACACGCCATAGCAGTGAGTGAACTTGTTGGGGAAGTGGAACATCGCCACCTCACCATAGGGATTCGGCACAGAACCGATCTGCTCCCAGGAACTCTCCCGAGATGAGAACTGCATCGTCTTTCTCTTGAGCTGGTACTTGTCGATCCTGTCAGGCAGGTAGATATTCAAGCGCCAACGACGGGTCGAGGTGTCAAACCACCCCTTCTCACCCTGGAGAACGATTCCCTCGTTGTTCGGGTCGTAGTGAACCCGACATTCTTCTGCCACTTGAGGCCAGATTGTGGCTTTCATGTCCGAATCCGGCCAGACAATGACGTAAGAGTCGCCTTCCTTCAGAGATTCCTGGTGAACCTCCGTAGACTTGACGTCCATGTTGTTGCGACCCCAGATATCCCACAGAGACTCGCCAAAAGGATCAACCTGAGTGATCCGAGTGTGCGCTGGCGCCCCTGGAAACGGCACAGGCACCTGCTCTTCCTTCAGCTCCGCAGCAGATGACTCAAATCCGGTGATTTTCAGGCGTTCATTCAGTGAATCCACCACAGCTGGGCACATATTCTCCGCAAACTCCTTGAAGAGGTTGCCGAAAACGCTACGAAACTTCAGAGTGGCAAAGCGCAGGTCGTGGATACCATCGTAGTACTTGCAGTAGTGGCGATACTGCTGGTTCTGTGAGGCACTCGACAGTTCATGTAGCGCCTGCTCCAAGGGAGAAAGTGCAGCAGCTGGCTCAGCGTAGGTGCTCACCAGGTTACCAACCCACCGCGTTTCTTACCGAACAGATCGTTGTAACCACCCGCCGCAGCATCGACCTGATCGTCCCTGAGCGCGTTGCGGGTGAACCGTATGTGTTCTCGGATGAATTCCCGGTTCCAATCGGCCCTAAGGAGACGTACATCCCCACGTTCGAGCGCACCTGCATATATTTCGGCTCGCAACCACTTGTCACCTGTGCTGCGGACTCCTTTGAATGCATATCCACGGAAGCACGTCCTCGCTAAGTCGATTGTGGTGAACTTGCCAGCTGAACCCGGCTCCTCTTCGTACCGAATCCTAACATGGCGACCGTCTTTGTCACGTACAGACCGAAGAGTTCTCTTGACCTTATCAGGTGTACCTCGCAGCCTAACAACGTCCAGAATCCAAACTTCGCCGTTCACATGCTCACCGATAAGCACACCAACAGTGAAGTCAGGATCTGTCCCTTTCTTCGGTTCGGTGGCAGCAAGATCCCAGCGGCGAATCAAGCGCTTCCAACGTCCACCCGGATGACCCTCGATCTTGAACCAGTCCTTATGGAACAAGCCACCTTCTTTCGGCGTTGGGCGCTGCTGATACAGAGCAGCCCACGTCATCTCATTCGCCTGGTGTGGCCTTAGCAGCTCAGCAGGCCACATCTCTGGAAACAGTGGCTCCCCTTCTGCGCGACCTAGGGGATCTGGGTCCGGGAAGTCATCGTCAGGCTCCTCTGCGAGTGCAGGCAACCTGATACGGAGGAACCTGTCAGCACCAGGATCGAAGTAAGTGTCCACCATATCCCGAGGCCCCTCACCTTGCTGAGCGAGAAGCCGACCAATGATGTCATCCTCGTGCCAGCGAGTGCCGATGACCAGGATGATCCCTCCAGGCATTAAGCGCGTGCGGAACGTGGTTGTCCACCAGTTCCAGGTATTCTCTCGAAGTGTCTCTGACTGGGCCTCCTGGTAGCCCTTAATCAGATCGTCAGCCTTCAGGTAATCAGCACCACGACCAGTGATAGGACCACCAGCGCCCACAGCGTACATCCCACCACTGTGCCCCTTGATATCCCAGCGACCAGAGGCACGGGATTCTGGATCGACCTCGATGCCGTACAGCGCCTTACCCCACTCCTCAAGTGTGTTACGGCACTTGCGGCCCCACTCTTCAGCGAACTCTCCGGCATAGGTACCAAGGATCACCCTCTCTGCTGGATGGGCACCCAAGTAGTAACAGGTGTCGTAGTGCGTGCCGAGTTCTGACTTCCCATGGCGAGGGGGTTCCTCTACGATCAGGCCTATGTAGCCTGCCCTCTGGAGTTCCCGTGAGTGAAGCTTAACTAGAAGATCGTCCAGCAGATCCACATGCTTAGCGTGAATCCACCTCTTCCCCTGCTTCAAGTTCGCCACGTACGCTAGGCCTGAGGGGCTCGTGTGGGCCAGCGCCAGCAACTCCTCTGAGGACATCTCTAAGTTTGTCTCTTGTGTCTGAGTCGACAAGGATCACCTGATTCAGTTGGAGAGGCGACTGACCGCCGCCTTCGATCTTGTGCGTGTCTCTGCGTCCCCAGTTAGAAGGATCACGCCGTTCCAGCATCGTCATCGCAGCCTGCCAAGTGTTCGGAGCACCTGAAGATGCTGCCGCACCGACCATGCTGACCATGTGAGAGTTATAGCTTGCCCAACACTTCTCCAACACCCGATAGAACTTCTGCAAGATCGGATGATGTGGCGGTTCCTGCTTTCCCCACGCAAGCCACTGGAATCCAGTGTCCGGGTGAACCCCCACCTTGCGGAATGCATCCGACTTCGAGTTCCCTGCCTTCACGTACAGACACACCCGCGCCAAGAGCGTGATGTTCGTGTAGCGAGCATTCTGCCCGCGGTGACCACCTGAACCCTTACCAAGTTCCGCTGGAAGAACCTCTGCTAGAACCTTCTTCGCCATGCCCGCTAGGATAGCACAGAGAACTCAGCCACCGTGACTGGGCTTGACTTTCGTCTGCTTCGCACACCCAGCCTGAAGAGACTTGACCGTCTTCTTCAACTTTACCAAATCAGCATCCTGCTGAGGTGTACGCAACTTAGGAGGTGGAAAGAACGGCTCGAACACCTCATTGAAGGCACCATAAGTGGTCTTGCAAGAGTGAACCCGCGCCTCCTGAATCTGGCGCTTCTGGCGCTTCAACTCCTGGATCTGGTGCTTGTTGGAGATCGTGAGTTTCGCCGTCTTGTGCACCAAGTCGTTCGTCTTGTCCCAGTTGGCATTCATCCAGATACCCATCCCGACAAAGGACAGCGTCAAGATCACGAACGCCCCGACAACCTGCCAGCGCCTCAACGTGACTGTCTTCGTCGGCATAGGCACCCCCTACCTTCTGTAGGCGAAGTAGAACTCAAACGCAAGCACCGCCGTGGCAGTGAGCGTCAGGTACGCAAGCGTAAGCTCGATTCTCCACCTCCACAAAAACTGCAAGACCTTTTCCACCACTCCTCTAGGCGACCCCAACTTGCTGCGATAGCGAATATCCACCGCAATCACTCCTTGTCGCCTCCTCCATAGATCGTCTTGAAGAGGATCATGCCTGTGGCAAGAGGAATCAATGCTGGATTCTTACCTTGGTCAACTACTGCACCATAGACAGCCATCCAAACGCCTATGTACCTGACCACCGTAGGAAACCACTGATCGAGAATCCTCCTGCCGTTCTTCTTTCTTCCTTCCACCTCACTATCTCGGGCGCCTTGGCAGGTCCTCGATGAACGAAACCACGAACAGCACCAGCCCCGCAGTGGCCCATGCCTCCCAGTTACTGTGAATCCACCCGACTGAGACGAAGAACGCGATCACCAGCAGGACAGCAGAGAAAACCAGAAGCAGAGTACGCATCAAGACCCTCCTAGCAGTGGCGAAACCGATGCACGAGACAGGGCAGGCAGTTCCGGAGCACTAACCTGCCCCGCCTCATCTACCAGAGGATCAGAGCTCGGGACAGACCCAGAAGCCACAACTTCCGAATCCTTCACCTGGAATGCATCGGCAGAGCCCGATACGTCTGGATCGACCACTCTGAGCTTCCTCCTAAGGTGCTGACCCTGAACACAGTACAAGACACCGAGGAAGCCTGATACTCAGTAGTAGAAAGTCCGGTCGGAGGCGCAGGCTGAGTGGCCTTTAAGCCCAGACACGGTATTTACACCGGCCTGACCATACTGATCACGCTTGCCCTCCGGCAAAGAGAACCTCACGCTGAGGAGCCTGCTGCGTGACATTGACCTCCGAGTAGCGGGGGCCGGGCTCGAACCGGCGACCTCCAGGGTATGGGCCTGGCGTTCTACCAACTGAACTACCCCGCATCGCTACCGCACCATGAACGATACATGGTTCCGTCACAACCTGCAACCGTTCAGCAGACTATTAGAAAAGGCGTAGGACCTGAGGCGCCAGGATCCACCTTACGGCTTCAACCTTACTTAGGAGCGGCGACTCCTTATCTAATGTCCTCGCCGGGACGAGGCGTCTCAAGCCCTACGCGGAAACGATAATACAGGACGGCCGTGTAGGTGGACGAAGCATAGAAGAGAGTTGACTTAGGTGGTATGGAGATACAAGGGAAGAGAGAAGACGCTAGCGAGAGCCCTTCGCCGTCTCTTGCCCGTCTCTTAGGCCGGAATACCCCCTCCCCTTTTCTCCCCCTTTTGCGTTTCGCTAAGGGTTAAGAGTGGCGTAATGATCATCACCCATTCCCTGAACAATGAAGGTTGATAAGGGACAATGAGGGCAATAACCTGATGTGCTATTTAGGTAAGGGACCCAGGTAGAGAGCGGGGTGTGACACCGTAAATAACGTGGGGTGATTAACCCACGTTATTTACGTCTCGATGTTCGGCGCGTGTTACGTTTGTCTAAACTGAATTGCCACGCCCTGCATATCTCCAGGATCTCCGAATGCACCCACGATTGTCTCAAACAATGGGCACATGAAATCGAACCGATCATTAACGCCGTAACCACGCATCATGTCCAACGCACTCGACTCCGAATCAACGTATGACATTCCGGATGAGCGCATATGTGCATCCTCCTCATCCAATGCCGCGATTGTGCGTGCCAATGGCACGTCGTAATCCCCGATGTTATCGAGGACGTATTCGATGGCCTTGAATGCCAACGCCGAATTTACGCACGTCGGGCATATGTGTTGCCCACCCCCGGTTTCATAATCCCCCGCCTCGTTTTCGCCGCATACCTCACACAGAATTACCCTGGGTACGGCGTCAAGCGTTAACGCGATGTCGCCCTCAATGCGGTGTGAAACACCGACCCTGAATTCGAATTCCCTTCCGTTGCGCATAACGGTAACGATGTCACCTTCTCCAACGTAAACCTTGCTCATGATTTAATACTCCGTTTCTGCGTAGTCGGCATTGTCCCTGACCAAAACCTTCGCGCATTCCAACCCGTCGATTACACCCAACAAACGATCAACCTGCCGTTTTTGTGTCGCAGGATTTGTTTGCGCCAATTTGATTCGACAACTCTTAATCTCGTAGTCGATTTGTTCGACTAACACGCTAACCTCTGAAATTATCATGGCAAACACCTCCAAATTGCGTACCATGGAATTCCATGCGCGAGGTGGATGGGTCCGACGCACCACCCGTGCAAAATCATCCAAAATTGATCGAGGAATGTCCATATCATGACCGTTTAACCTCCGCCCAAAACGCGAGGTACAATTCGACCTCACGAATCAATTTGTCCCTCGAATGGCGATTCATAGTTACAATCCCCTTTGCGCGAGGTATGTGCCGACGACGCGCGACGAACGTGCGCGATCCCCGAAACAATTGACCGCGGTCGTTGCGACGATGTCCTTGCGCCGAAACCAATATGTGAGGAGGTGATTCCCCGACATAATGTGGCGATCAATTACGTCCTTGACCCTGGCAAGTTCGTTGTCAAACGTATCCAAATCCCACCCGAGGAATTGAACGTCGTTTTCCCCGATGTCGGCGAGGTCGGTCGTTCTCGACCTCATCAATATCCATGCGCGCCATCATTTCTCCCTTCAATCGTTTGGGGGCACACCTTTCGATGTGCCCCCACGTCGTCGTCGTTACGCGCGTGCCTTGTGCGTGCCGCGCTTCACCCGATCACCTGACATCGCCTTTTCGAACTTCGTCACGCGCGCCTTCCCTGGGCGCGTGTTCGTCGGGATGTCGCCCTTGCGCGTCGCCTTCGCGTCCTTGAGGCCTGCGCGATACGCCTTGTTGTACGCGCGTTCCGCATCCTTCGACCACGGGGACAACCCGTCCTTTTGCGACTTGTCGCGGTAGAAAAACTCCGGCGTCGCGGGAAGGACGATCCCCGACTTCGTACAACGCTTGTGCGTCCCTGCGGCGATTTTCGCCTCGTCGTTCGTCGTGCGTGCCATGCCGTACCTCCTTGTTGTGCGGGTGTCACCCGCGATTGAACCTACGCAACACACATTAGTGCCGGTATCGCCGAATGTCAACCGATTCCCTCAGGAATTTGGCTCAGCATTTCTTGAGCTAAATTCCTTGACATCCCTCGCCGTTTGTGATAAGCGCGCGTGCGTGCGCGTGCGTGCGGATAACAACGTGCGCCCCGAACGTCCCTTTTGCAAACCCACGGTTCTGTTGTGGGTGTTGCAGGTTTTCGTTACGATGTGTTCATGTTGCGAATCGGACAATGTGTTACCCCCATGACGCGCCGACCCGTTCACCCCACACCGCGATGTGCCCCGTAAGGCTGGCCATACATCCCTCGTCAGGATGGCCTCACACCTGAGGTTAGGTCGGCCTTACCTCCCCTGCCAGGCCGTCCCTTACACCTACTGTCAGGCCAGCCTTACGTCCCTCTGAACATCGGCCCTTGATATAAAAGGGGTATGAGCCCCAAACTCCTCGAAGCTCTCCGCGCGCGCACGCGCATGATGCGCGAAGAATTCTCAGGAAGTTTCTCTAGAAAGATTTGGGAGGGAGTCGCCTAAACGGTTCAGGGGGTCCTTTGAACACTTGTCTAGGCGACTCGCCTCGATGCTCCTACCCCGTCCATTCGCGCCACGAGGAGGTTAGGGGAAGGAGCAAGTCAGGATCCGCTTTCCTGCGCTCCCTCTCCGAGCCACTGGAAGAAACACTTCGGGCGACCAGGACCATGTCCAGGTTCATCATGCCTATCTACAAGGCCTACCTCAACCAAGGTCTGCAAGATGTAGAGAAGCACGTCGTAAGACGACCCTGTCTTCTTAGCGAGTTGGTCATAGGTCAGGCGCTTAGGAGATGCCTCCTTGACTACCCTGACCACATGAGCAACACGCTGCTCCGTCTTACCCAAAACCTGCACTGGTGCCTGCACTCCCATGACCTCGATTGATAGCACACCCGAACAAATTATCCAAATCCTCAGTCTACTATAGGCCCCGCCCGGTCACCCATAGACCCCGCCCGGTTATCCTGACCCCTGGTCTATTTCAGCTCCACCCCTAGGTCAAATGCTCTTCCCCTGGGTCAAATACTCTACCCCTAATACAGATCCCCCACCCGTACCTTCTGCTTCCTTCCCTCAGCCAGCGGATTGTCACACACCTGGACCGAACCTGCAGGCGTATCCAACTCATGCGTCAGACCCGCCGCAGTCAGCAACTGATCCGCCACCTCAATGATCGTCCGCTGGGTCTCTCGTCTCAAAATCGCCCTGACCCTCCTCTCTTGAATTCCTGACCAATGGCTGAGATATGCCACCCCTCCCATCCTTGGACCATACCCCTCACCCATCCGTCCGAAGTACTCACGCTGATTTCCATTCTCATTCCTTCGTGCACTACTCCTCTGCTTTACCTTCTCGAATAGTGATTCCTCCCCCTCAAACTCCTTGATCCACCTCTCCAGTACCTGTGCCAGATCCTCTGTCCAAACAACAAGCTGTGATGACCCATTCCTTACCGCCATTACACTCCTACCTCGGTCGGTCGAGGACCATGGTGGAGGGAGCTCTTATAGAGCTCCACTCCATCCGTCCTGTGCGTCCCGAAAACGAAGAGAACCATGGAACCTCGGTACCACCCACTCACCACCGATTTGCAGGGGTTTTTCCAATTCTCAGCCCAGGGTACCAGGGTGGTACCGAGGTGGTTGGTACCCCGGGTTCCTAGGGTACCGAGGTAGCCCCCAAAACACCTGCAAATCACTGGTGCTCTGATTTTCATGTAACCGCAACTCCTGGGCACGTATAAACCTGTACCTCTTTCCCGTCTTCAGCGAACCCAAGGCGCGTCCACACATGCGGGTCATGAGGTTCCTTCTCAACGCATGAGCGCTCCTGCCTGAGTGCGACGCTCTCCTCATTCGATGCATCCTGTGGGACTTCATAGGCCCACCCATGGTCCTCACAGACGCGACGAGCAAAACGATCACCTTGTGCCGCGAGATCAGTCATCTGTTGCCTGTAGAGCGCTGTCGTCAGGTCCACAGTCGATTCCGTGCGCGAGTAGGTAGGCACATCATCGAGGACACCATACCTTGCTGCATACTCATAAATCTCAGACAGGGTGAGCCTTCTCTCTGGATCATCGTCGCCTATACAGTTCACTACATGGTGCCTTTGCGCTGATCCCCTCAACCCAGGATGCAGCAATTGCTCACCCAACTCCTTTGGGTCCCTGATGTCAAGCATCCCCGTCACCTTCCTCCTTTAGCTCATAGTTCTTGGCATTGCCTTTGCCGTTGTCGATCTCCTCAATCAGGTACTGCTCCATCAGATCTGTCAAATGCTCACGCACAGTGGCATCAGACAAATCTGTTGCCCTCATGATCTTCGTTCTCGTATTCGCCCCGTCCTTGATCGCTTCATACACTGCATTGCGGTTGTGCTTCCCTCTCAGCGCGCCTGTCGTCACATTGGCTTGAATCTCAGTCCCGTCGATCCTGAAGTAGAACTCTCCCTTCTCTTCCTCCGCCTCACTCGACATCGCCACCCTTGCTTCGAACGACTCACCTGTACCTAGGTACTGTGGGATATCCCTGCCGTCTACTGCAATCCGGATCACATGATCCTCCACCGGGTGCTTCTCGAGGAACAGACCGAGATCAACCTCCCCTGCATGGCGTGAGGACCCACGCACTGATTCCCAGGTGAGGCGTTCCGACTTGTTGGAGTGATGCAGTATCACTATGACGATGCCTGGGCATGACTCTTGGATCCGCTGTACCTCATCCCAGACAACGCCAGTGCCACTAGAATCATTCTCGTCCACGCCTGGGATCATCCGCTGCATCGGATCGAGGAACAACACTTCCACCTGTTCGCGTCTGCAGGTATCAATCAACTGTGCTACCTTCTCTGCGTCTGTGAACTTGAACCCTCGCCGATGCCAGAACAACACTGGCGTGTCTTCTGGCAACTGCAACCGCCTGATCCTGCGTGCCCACAACTGGCGTGATCCTTCCTCTTGCACGAACATCGCCTTGGCCACCGTTTGGTTCGGTGTCCACTCGACGCCGCGCATGAGGAAAGGTTGTCCAGTTAGCATGCTGCGCATCAGTTCGAGTGCCACCCAGGTCTTGTAGGACTTCTGAGGTCCAGATAGGAGCACCTTGTCTGAAGGCGCGACGAGGCCTGGGATCAACCAGTCGATATCCTCTTCTGCCACCTGCAGCATCTCTTGCAGATTGAGCGTAGGTACCGCTGCTGCCAACTCCTGGATCGCGCGCTGCAGCAGTTTGCCAAACTCCTTGGGCCCTGCCTCGCGCCACATTCCATTCAGGTCATTCAACCCTCCGAACGGATCGAGTACAAGGTCTAGGCGGAGGACACTCACATCGAGGCCCACTGCTGTCGCTGTGTCCGCCATCAGCGCCATCATCTCAGCACCTGAGGCATCTGCATCGCCACACAAGAGAACCTTCTGTGCTCCTCTGTCTTTGAGCGCTTGAAAGTGAGCCTCGCTGAGGTACCTCTTCTGATCCCGCGATTTGCCAGCGCCTGCGGTGATACCAAAAGCGTGGAACCCTATGTGCCGCATCGTACCAGTGTCTGATTCGCCTTCACAGATAGCGATCTCTTCAGGCAACTCATCCTCGGGCAATGGCCACAGCGGTGGTCGTTCGCCTGCTCCAATCCATGCAAACTCTTTTGGTGGGCGCCTGATCTTACTCACTTCCATGCCTGGGAAGGTGAATGCTACACCGCCGTCAAATTCTTCTACGCCGAGCTTCTCCCAAGTGCCCTTTGGGATGCCCGTCTTATCTGCCCACCACTTCATCCCGCCTTTCTTGCCTGTCTTTTGCGGGTTATCTACTTCTGCCTCGTAAGGCTCAGGCTTATTGCCGTTACGTACCTTGCGCACGTTCGGCTTGAATTCGCCCGAGGAGATGCCATAGGGATCGTCACCCTCTAGCGCGCGTGCTACAGCTGCTATATCAGCGCCGCATGAGTGGCAACGGATCAGTATCTTGCCTGAGGCCGTCACTGTCATAGAGAGGCCTTTAACTGATGTGCCAATGTCCTCGTGACAAGGACACCATGCGCTGAATTGTCCTGAACTTCCTTCTACTCCCTCTAAATTCTCCAAAAACCAATCTGCGGTGTGCTGTGCCACTAGGCAGCCACCTCTTGACGACTCTTAGTGCGAATCCTGTGGCAGTTAGAGCATACGACTTCGCACTTCTGTAGTTCATCGAGAATGGCTTGTATCCCCCAGCAAGAAAACTCAGCGAGACGAAACTTCTTCTCACCTACAACATGGTCAAGATCCATTACGTAGGGAGGATACTCGTTGCCACAGTCAGCACAAGGCTGTGACTTGAATTCGTCAATGATCGCTTTCTTCTTCTGGCGAAGTTGTCTGTCCTTTTCTCTGACACAACTTCTGCACCATGGGTTCTTGCCGTCTGGCTGCCAACTATCAGTAGAGAACTCTTCGAGAGGTTTCTCCACCCTGCAGCAAGCGCAAAGCTTCATTTGACCTCCGTTGCCTAGATTAATCGGGAGGTAGCCAACGCCATGAGATGGTGCATCGAAGTGGCCACTCGACACAGGAGGATCTAGGCATGCCTCACCTACCTCCCGACTGGGCGAGCATAAGTGGTCACCTCGATTTTGCCAAGCGGTAGAACAACTGTCTGCCAAACGCCTTGGTGCCCCACGAATGTGGTTGATTTCTGGCGTCTCAATCGCTAACGTACGTGGTGCGCACATCGACCGAAAGGAGAGCGCAGTGGCAGCAAAGACAGAGGTGGCAGAGAAAGCCACTTTCGTGACGGACGACAAGAGGGCGCAGTATGCCCGCCTGGTCGTGTTCAACTTCGCCGTTAAGGAGAAGTTGGTCAAGAAGGGCGACGCTGACGTGAACTCGGTTTCCGACTCCGTCCTCTCGAAGGCAGCGGATTCCCTCGTCGGGGGCAACATGCTCGACGGCAAGGAGGGCATCGAGCTGATCCAGGCGCTGACCAAGGCCGGCGCCACAGACGAGAAGGTCGCCAAGCGTGGCCTGACTACGGCCTACGCACAGGAGGTCCGGCCGTTCCTCCGGCGCAAGATGCTTGCACCCTCGTTCGGGCGCAGGTCGAAGCCGAAGGCCGAGAAGCCCGCGAAGGAGGCCAAGAAGGACAAGGCCAGTGGTGGCAAGAAGAAGGAGGGCGAGCCGGTAGCAGCGTAGTACGCCGGCAGCATGTGTGGGGGCATTTGGTGAAGAACCGATGCCCCCACATTTGTGCTTGCATTGGTGGCAAGTTTCCACTATTGTTCGTGACGACGGCAACAACGAAAGGAGCACGCAATGGATGAGTCAGAATCCCCTACCCACTGTGACGAGTGTGGTGAGCGTTTTATGGGTGAGGAACGCGCCGAGGTCATCCACAAAGGCGCGAGGCACTTCCCTAACCAGCACATGATTATCCACCAGACCTGTTTCGACCCAGAGAAACATGAGCAAGCCTGACCTCACCCGCATCCGCGTCTGCGAAGAGAGGTGCCCGACGTGCATTTTCTCTCCCTCCTCGTGCATCACACCAGCACGCAGAGACGAGTACGAGCGCACCTGGCGTGAGGAGGACAGGTTCCAGAACTGCCACTACGGCACGCTGAACGGAGACATGGCACTTATGTGCCGTGGGTTCTACGACTGGTGTAAGGCTGTGGGTTGGGAGCCTACAGCAATCCAACTAGGGGAACGACTTGACCGTCTGGTCTTCGTTCCTATACCGGAGGTGAAATGAAGTCCTTAGTTTCAGATACGTACTGCCTCGGAGTCGGTGTCAACACCTGGCTCGGAAGGCACGCTGCCTATGCCTGCCTCATCTTCTTCTTGCTAGGGATGATCGCTTGGTGGTATATCGAGTCGGTCTCATGAGCCTTCCTATGCCAGCACACGAGCGGTTCTACAAGGGCACGCAGTGGAATGTCGCTGCTGGGCCAACTCACCTGATGGGCAAGAAGGTAACCGTGACTGGTGAGGTGTATGAGGACGAGAATGAACTCTGGGTCGAGGTGACGGACAACGGAGAAGATAGATTCGATGTGAGCCTCTCATGGCTTTCTTAGGCGACATCATCTCAGTGGGTTCGGTGAATCACCTAGACGAGATCATCAAGGCCAAGGCTGACGAACTGGTGCGCAGGTTCGGCCTGACGAAGGAAGAAGAAAGCATTATCGCTACTCAGATGTTCGTTGCTGTCTTACAGACAGACGTTATTCCAGAGAGACGAGACCTACCCCACGATTGACTTGCAGAGTACCTGACACTGTACTAACATGACGAGTACCCAACAGTAAGGAGGCACGCAGTGGCACATAACCTGTTCGGTGACAGGTTCGGAGATGCTCGCCAGCCGGCATGGCACTCCCTCGGGCAAGTATTCGCAGAGGAGATCTCAGCCACTACCGCTTTGAAGCGGATCGGTAAGTACGAGGTGCGCTTAGCACCTGCTGAGGCTGCAGGTACTCCTCTTCAGAAGAACGCCATCCTTCGCTCACCCACAACGGATGATCCGGAGACCCGCGTTTTCGGTATCGTCGGCGAGGACTACACGCTCCTGACCCCTCAGGATGTGTGCTCCATCTACGACGAGCACGTAGGGCAGCCCATCGAGACAATTGGCGCACTCGGGTTCGGGGAGACGTTCTTTCTCTCCACCCAGTTGCCAACACTCGACGTTCGTGGTGACGAGGTCGAGAATTATCTTTTGATCTCCAACCCGATGACTGGTCTTCAGTCAGCAGAGATCCGCGTTACTCCCGTGCGGGTAGTTTGCCAGAACACCCTCATGGCGTCGGACCACATGGCGACACAGAAGCTGAAGATCATCCACGACAACACTGCCAAGCAGCGCATGGCAGAGTGGTTGCGTGAGACCTATGAGTTCGCAGAGACGACTTCCAAGGTTCTCAGGGACCTGTTCGAGCTGATGGCAAAGGCTCGGGTAAAGGATGCGGAAGCACGCAAACTCTTCGCTGCTGCATACCCAACGCCGAAGAAGCCCAACACCAATGCTCCCCAGGCAATCATGGAGCAGAGAATCAAGTGGTGGGAGGAGAACGTCAACCTCATGGATCGCCGGCGTGAGGGTGCTAAGTCACTGTTCGAGGGGATGGGCACAGGTATGGATGTTCCTGCAGCGAAAGGAACGCTATGGGGTGCCTACAACGCTGTGGTCGAGACAGAGGACTACCGTCGCGGCCGGAATGACGATCAGATCGGTGCATCTGCACTCTTCGGTGAGCGTGCGATGGCCAAGAAGCGTGCTTTCGAGTACGCGGTCAGTGCGGTTCAGAAGTAGGTTCACAACGATGGTGGGGCCAGATAGTGACTTCGGGTCTGCTGGCCCCACCTCAAAGGAGAGCAACCATGAGTCAAAAACTTCTAGATAAATTTGGTGGGTACCCAATCAAAGAAGCAAAGAGTGACTTGGTTATCTACCTTCAAGATGTCCACATCGAAGATGCAACTGTTGCTGACCCTTCTAATTGTGCTTTCGCAATGGCCTGTAAGGACACTTTGAAGTCACCGTTTGCTTGGTTTTGGAGAGCATGGGCATACGTTGTTCTTCCAGATGACAAGGGTGTGCCTTCAGCCTTCAGATTTCAAATTCCACAGAGAACTTCTCAGCAGATCATCGACTTCGATAGGACAGGACACGCTGCACAAGGTGGTTACTGGTTGAAGGCCCCTCCTGAGGGTTCGACTCTTGAAGCACGCAGGAAGAGAGACAGACAGTACGCTAAGGACATCAAAGACGGGAAAAGACAGGCGCCTAAAGGTCGTCGTAAGAAAGGGAAGCTTGCTCCTCCAAAAGAATTGCATGGTGTGAGGTCTGGTACAGGCCAGGTTAGATTCTCGCCAATTAAGGAGAGTGTGTAGTGGCACGCATAGGAATCGGACGCAGGTTCGGCAATGTGTTCGTCTGGACCTCTGCTATGGTCAGCGGGTTCATTGTGACCTGTCTCGCCATCATCGGAATCTTCGGTATCGCTGCTCTACTGATCGGCATCTTCTCTCGCTGATGGATGAGGAAATCTTCATTCAGAGTGAGTCAGGAGCTACACTAACCTGCAGGCACTGTGGAACTCAGTACGACAACTGGGGTATAGACATCGAAGATCAGATTCCACCTGTTGGTGACGGGTGTGACTACTGCACTCCAGTGATGTTCTGTGAGGACGAAGCCTGATGCCTCAGCAGAACATTATCCAGAGAACACTGCACCCAGAGGCTGAGGTACAGTACAAGTTCAATGTCTGGGTTGACGGGCGTTGGCTCTACTACCACCCCACACTTTCTATGTCCAACGAGGTGCGCGAGTGGGGTGGCCGCTGGGACAAGAAGTTGAGGTCATGGCGCCTACCTGCTCTCGTACGTATGGCACGCAAGATTGCTGAGTATGACGAAGACGCTCAGTTCTCCATGGAAGCAGAGATCCTTCGTATTGGTGATGTTGAAGGGTGGGATGCTACTGCGTTCAAAGGTGACCTCGCACGTAGAGCGAAGAAGCATCCTGCGTGGAAAGAACTGAAGCCTTACCAGCAGGAAGCGGTCATGGCACTTGTCACCCGTGCCTTCCATGGCATGGGATTGATCCTCAGCCCAGGTTTAGGCAAGACTCCAGTAACCATCGTGGCGGCAGATCTTCTCTTGCAGGTTAAGCCAGAAGGTTCAGGGCGCGTTCTCATAGTGGCGCCACTCTCGTTGCTCGACAACTGGTGGCGTGAGATCACAGGGAACCAGATTGTGAACGAACTCATGGGCCAGAAGCAGATTCAGTGGAGCGATGATCCACGGGTCGAGACGTGCCATGGTGTCCTGCCTACCGCTGACCGTAGTGTCCGGTGGACGCTGACGAACTACGAGACGCCAATGGAGAGGGTCAAGGACCCGAACACAGGCAGAGTCACTGCATCAGGTAACCTGAATGAGGACTGGGACTTCGACTGGCAGATTGTGGCTTACGACGAGTCAGTCATGCTGAAGAATCGCAAGTCGAAGAGAACGACTTCCCACCGCACCCTCGCGCGAGCAGCGGACAACGTCTGGAAGCTGTCAGGGTCGAACATCACTCACGACAACTCAGATGCGTGGGCACAGATGAACATGATGGAGCCTGACTACTTCACTTCCTTCTGGACCTTCGCTCGTGAGTCATGCGTCGTCGTTAAGACGGTGTGGTCCCAAGGAGAGATCCAGGGGTCGCGCAACAACTTCAGCATGAGGGAGCAGTACCCGGATCTTCTCTTCGTGCGCAACCAGGAAGAGGTGTTCGATGATCTCCCAGAGAATATCTTCGAGGACATCGAACTACCACTGACCAAGCTGCAGAAGAAAGCTCACGACGACATCCTTGATCTTTGGCTGCATGAGCTCGAGGCGAACAGAGACAAGAGGGTAGAAGTCACTGCAGTGATCGCCATGCTGACACGACTGCAGCAGGTGACCTCAAACCTCTACAACTTGCAGACGACAGGAGAGGAGTGGCCAGATGCGTCTTCTAAGGCTGACTTCATGGTGGAAGATCTTACCAGAGGAGACCTGGATTGGCCTGTATTGGTCTGGGTGCACCACCGCCCAGGAGCGCATGCTCTGCTTGATCGACTACGCAAGGCGGCAAGAACTAAACGAGGCGATGCTCTCTATGGCAAGAGGATTGAACTCGTTGTCGGAGGCAATAAAAAGCATGCAGATGCCTCTATTGCAGCTTACAAAGCAGGTGAGGTTGATGTCCTCATACTTGGCATCGGTGTCGGCAAGTACGGACATACACTAGCCAACTCTCGCACTGTCTACATCTACGACAAGACCTGGGACTCGGATGCTTGGTTCCAGATGCTGCACAGATTCGGAGGCGCAAGAGCACTCCTTGCCGGATACAGACACCGGCCCGTAGTAAAGACACTCCGGTGTCGCCAGACTGTAGACGACTTCATAGAGCTGAACCTGGCAGGCAAACTTCCGGCGATGGCAGCACTCACAGGTGCTGACCTTGCGAAGATCCTGCGCTCGCTCGGGAGCGAGTTCGTACCGTCGTAGCGCGCGTTCTCGCTCGTCGTCTGACAAGGGCATAGTAGTCCCGATGGTTAAGCATGGGACTGGTCCTTTCATCCCGTTAGCGCGCGTTCTGTGCGGTCCTATATCGCTGTACTTGACGTTCTGACGCATGACCGCGACGATTCACGCACAAGCAACCGAAGAGGAGGTGCGTAGTGCTTCGGCACGTTACGGCACTCATCGGCCTAGCAGTAGCGCTGTCTTTTCCGGCTCCATCAGTAGCAGGGACAGTGTCAGTACAACCACTGCGTCACGCTATCGTCTACCACAGGGCAAAGACCTGGCACTACCAGGATCTTGCTGGTGTGGCTCGGACACGCAGTGTATTCGCAGAGAGACACACGACCTCAGTTCCTTATCTGAGGTGGATAAACAACAGGTGGCAGAAACGTCTATCTGCTGCTCGTAGACTCAAGAGTCGAGTCTTCCCTCCACACCACGCTCTCTGGTTGTGCATCCACAGCAATGAAAGCTCAACGTGGTTCGACAGGAGCCCACCATACACAGGTGGGCTGCAGATGCACCTGAACTGGGGAGGCCTCTACAACGCAGGCTACTACTCTCAGAGTAAGCAAGAGTGGGCCGCTGAGCGTGAACTGCAGAAGAGAGGAACGTCGATGCTCTACAGTGAGTGGTTCGAGTGGGATGATGCTGACTACTGCATTAAGTACGCCTGACCCCACGATAGGCATTGACAAAGCAACAGATTAGTTGCTAATGTGTTGAGTGAGTGAGTCGCTGGCCGAACGCAATAAGAACTTGGTCGGGACCATAACCCGGCTAGTAGGAAGCGGCTCACTCATCTCTTCTGCTGACGACGAAAGGGCACGCATGACCAACTTCGACTACTTCGGCCAGGATGAGTTCTACTTCTCTGAGTCACAGGGACAGTTGATCCCTATTGACGACATGCCGTTTCAGCAGGCCTTTTACTCTCACCGCAAGCTGACTCGTGAGTTTGGTCTCGACTCTTACGGCGGCACACCTTTGTACCAAAAGTTCATCCGTAAGTTGTGCCCGAGACCTGCAGAGATCAGACAGCAGTTGGAGGATTACGGCAAGGCTTGCCACCTCATTCGTGAGCCTGGGCCTTGGGCTGCAAAGACGAACGGTACGGCAGTGCGTAGCAAGATGCGTTCTGCAGCGAGGGTTGCAAAGAAGAGGATCACCTGCCACAAAGTGGACAGTTCGGCAGGTTCTTACATCGAGGCCACTATTCCAGTGGCTATAAACGTGAGGGGTGAACCAGTTGCCTAGGGTGCACAAGTACATGACTCGGTCACGGAGAAGCAACAAGCCTGCCTTTCGCTGTGTTGCTTGCGGCGAAGCAATTGAAGCAGGTCAGGAGCGTTACGAGTGGGAGTTCAGGTATGGTGGGCCTCATCGTCAGCATGTAACCTGTGGGTACCCGAAGAGGTCTCAGCTCACCCAGTCACTCCTCGGTGAGGTCTACGGCACTATCGAAGGTATTGAGGAACACGGGTGGGGCGGTTCGGTAGAAGAGATCGTGACCAACATCTCTGCTGTCAAGGAATCTGCTGAAGAAATCAAAGGTCAGTACGAAGATGCAGCAGAGAACTTCGGTGGTCAAGGACCTTCAGCAGAGAAGGCTGAGGAACTCGACTCGTTCATCTCCGAACTCGAGAGTGCAGAGTCTGAAGTCGAAAACGCAGAGAAGGCTGATGACGAAGATGACGACGAGTACCTAGAGAGGTTGCAGCAGATTGCTGCTGACGCAGTGGGGAATTGTCCTTGATACGATGAGGACGCGGGTGTTCATATGCCGGCTGCTGATCGGGTTTGCGGGCCTCGTCAACTCGCGCAGCGTGCCACCTGAGCGCAGCCGGCATATGAGCACCCGTTTCTTGATCGGAGGGCCTTTTAAGACATGGTAGACCACGCCGACACGACAACGTTTCAATGGCTGATTGAGCGCGGTCAGCCTGAGGGGTGCGATCCGCCCGTGTACCTAGAAAACAGCGCCTCGCATCCCGCAGCGCATAAACAGTGGACGAAGAACGTCCATGACGCTGCGCTGTTCCCGAACCGCGACACCGCCACAGACTACATCACCGAACAGGGCTTAGAGGCGCGGGCGGTGGAGCATGGGTTCATGTCTGCGCCACCAAGCGACCACGCCGACACGATCCGCCGCGCCATCGACTCGTTCGTCGTCCACGAAGGCGACACCGAGACGTACATGGATGCACTCGCCGCCCTAGACGCGCTCCTGGCCGAGCGGCAGCAGGCACAGGAGGAAGCGAACAGGTGGCGGCTGCACGCGCTAGAAACCGATGCCAATTGGTTGACACTAACTGAGCAGTTGCAGCAGGCGATAGACGCGCTGCGAGAGATCGTCGCGCTCGCTGCTCATTCCCGACACGGGGCTACGACCTTCGATGACCAGCGTGACCCTCGCGGCATTGCTCGCGCCGCCCTGGTGAAGCTCGGAGAGAGGCCATGATCTACAACCCACGTTGCACTCTCTGCCCTCTCCACAAAGGCGCAAAGACTGTCTGTATGCCAGGTGATGGTAATGTTGACTACCACGCCATGATTATTGGCGAGGCACCTGGGCGTAACGAAGATAACAGAGCTAAGCCATTCATTGGAGAGGCTGGACAACTACTGGACGCTGCTCTCACCATCTCCTTTGTTTCTTCACTGGCTCGCTCTGAGATCTTTGTGACCAACGTGGTGAAGTGCCGCCCACCACAGAACGCGAAGCCTACAGGCGCACAGATGAAGGCCTGTTTCCACTACCTGCACAAAGAGATAGCAATGGTCGATCCTATTGCCATCCTCGCGCTTGGGAACTCAGCAATCGAAGTACTTCTTGGCCTCACAGGTATCACGCGCAGGAGAGGGAAGTGGCATCGCCTTGACCGTAAAAGAACCACCTGGGTGATGCCAACCTACCATCCTGCCTATGTTCTGAGACAAGGTGGCCATGGGACAGAAGAGTTTCAGCAATTTTGTGACGATGTAGATCTGTTCTCAGGGAAGATCATCGCCTGGATGGGTGAAGGGCACCCGGACGATCAGAAGTTAGGTGAGAGGAGATGATTTGAATGTGCGCAGGAACTGAACGTGACGAACGGAATGCCGCAATCAGACAGAGCATCGCGCCGACCTACGACCACCGCGAGACGGGCGACAGGTTCTACATCGAGACGCGGCTCGACCACCGCCCGGTCAGCGTGACACCGATCCGCGATCCGTTCGTCCACCACCGTGTCACGGTGGGCTGGCGTGACCTCCTGCGGGGGCTGCTTCGCCGGAAGATCGTCGTGACCGTGATCGTCGGCGGCGACGGCGAGATCGTGGAGGACGTGTGCGAGTTGGACGCCGACTACGCGGGCCGTTATCGCTCGACGCGACGGTCCGAATGGCGCGAGTGGATCGAAGGGGCGCTGCGAAGTGTCTAGTGCCGCGAAACGGCAGGACTACCGCGAGTTGCCGCGCAACAACGCGAAGTCGCGGAGGCGCAAGCGTCTCTGGAAGAAAGTAGCTCGACGGAAGGATCGGTATGCCTGATGCCGCGATAATGGGGGCGTCGTGATGCTCGCTGCCTCCAACGCGCAATCGCTGCTCGTCGCCCTTCTCACGGTCGGAGTGGGTGCCGTCATCGGCTGGGTTGGTTGGGGATGGTGGCATCGCCATGGCCGCTGACGAGACACAGAGCGGCACTGCCGCAAGGTGTGACGGCTCTCGTGAGTGCGAGGCCGAGGTTCACGTCCACGGTTGCTTCGCTGACGAGGGCGACTGCGATGAGCCTGCCGAGCACTACGACATGGACGAAGGCGTGGACGGTGTCTAGCCAAGAACGCAGTGCCGCGACAACGCAGGCAATCGAGGTACTTGAACTCTGTATGGGCGAGGACTTCCGCCTGAACGGATGCGTCTGCACCGCCGAGAAGAACTGCTACCTGCACGGAGTCACTATCCCTGACGCTCTGCGCGGGTTGCGTGAAGCCGTCGAAAGCGAGGCCGACCATGGCTGGTAATGCCGCGACACGCCTTCGGCTACTGCGGGGGATCGTCGCGCTGTGCTGTCAGCTCCGGGTCAAGCCGAGCGAGGCAGTCGATGACTTTGAGCACGAACGGAGGCGACAGCGCCGTGGCTGGTAATGCCGCGAACGTCTCGGGGCGACGCACGCTCTGGCAGCGGCTCAAGCGGCCCGCGTCGCGTTGGCCGTGCCGCTACACGCGCGAGGTTCCACTCTGCCATCCGTGGCACATCGGCGCGGCGTGCGCTCGGCTGCGGATGCGCTACCTCGGATGGAGGGGCTACTAGATGTCTGCCGCAAACTTTCGGGAGGCTAGGCGTCAACAGGCCGATGGTGCCGCCGACGTTGACAAGACCCCAGGGGTCTGCCTCCCGATTCAGATGCCGCGACAACCCGCCGCTACCGCAAGCTGCCGGTGGAGATTGCAATGAAGCGCCTCCTTGCTCTCGACATCGGCATTACTACTGGTTGGGCTGTCTGGGCTCACGTTCAGGATGAGTGGACACTTTTCTCTTGGGGTGAGATCTACGAGGAGGGATACGGAGCTCAACTGAAACACATAGTTCACTCCTACAAGATAACTTCCTCTATTGCTGAACGTCCAGTCATCATACGTGGACCACTTGGTGACAGGCTATTAAACCTAATGACTACTACAGAGGCAGTACTTAGCCCACTGAAGGTGGTAGACGCAGCAAACTGGAAGCCATCTCCATCAAAAAACTTCCCCTGTCCTGCCGGAACATCAGCCCATGAGAAGGATGCTATTCGGCTTGGTCACTGGCATCTAGGGCGGTTGTAAACCCTCTTTGACCATGATACTGTCACGACGATGAGCGCACGCTTTCACACCACTGTTACAGAGCGCCAGGCCTTCAGAACCTGCCGCCGCAGTTGGTATCTCGACAATGTGCTGCGGTTGCGTGCGCGAGGGAAGGTCACCTGGTACCTCATCTATGGCGATGTGATGCATGAAGCACTAGATGCCTACTACAGACCCACCTCCTCACGCAGCACAAGGCCACCACGCAAGGTATCCACAGCGATTGACGCCTTCAGAGGGGCATGGGATAGAGAGAATCAGATACTCAAGGATGAGTATGGTCCTCTCTACTCCATGGGTATCGAAGAAGAGTGGCTGCGCTACAAGGAGGTCGGTGAGCAGACACTCGTCTACTACGACCGGTATGACCGTGCAGATCCCTTCTTCACTAAGGTGATCGCTGTAGGTGTCGAGGACAGGTCATTCGTGCCAATCCTCGACCATCTTACTCGTGAGGAGCTTCCTGGCACCCCACTACTCTCTGGACGTATCGACTTGGTGTTCCAGCGCGACGATGGGTACCACGGGTGGGACCACAAGAACCTCAGCTCGAAAGCATCAGATCGTGCGCTAGATGTGGATGACCAGATCACTGGGTACTCTTACATCTGGTGGAGGATCTCAGGGAAACCTCTAAAGAGTTTTTGGTACAACGTTCTCCTCAAGGATCCTCCGAAACCTCCTCGCTTAATCTCTAATGACACGAAGTTGTCACAGGATAAGAGTCAGCGCACAACCTATGACCTCTACCTAGATGGGATCAAAGAGCATGGGTTCGATAAGGCTGAGTACAAGGAATACCTGGCCTACCTCAAAGAGAAAGGTTGGTCGCAGTTCTTCCAGCGTCTTGGACCTATTGTACGCAACAAGGAAGAACTCCTCTCCTTTGAGCGCCGTTTGTACTTCGAGCAGTCAGACATGGAGGCCGCACTTGAGGATGAAGACTGGCGCTATCCGAATCCTTCTCAGTACACCTGTCCTGGTTGCCCAGTGATGCCTCTTTGCCAGGCGATGGAAGAACAGAGTGACATCGAGTGGATCATCGAAAGCAGTTATGAAGTTGCACCACCCCGTCACACTATACCGGAAGGAGTTTAGATGGCAAGAGCTCGCAGGGTGCCGGCAGATATCGACATCCCAGAGGACCGTCCGATCCCTGAGGAATACGAGAGCATGCCGGATGCGTGGAAGAGAGCATATGCCCACGCAGCAAATTACTCAAAGCACAACGGTGTGAAAGCCTGCGTCGTGTTCGCAGAGAGCCGCTGGCAGGATGAGGAGTTCCAAGACAGTGACGCCTAAGAAAGAGAAGAAGAAGAAGGTTGAGAGCACGAGGATGGTGAAAGGGTTGATCTTTGGCCCACCTGGTCATGGTAAGACCCACTTCCTCGGCACTGCTGTGTTCGATCCACGAACATCGCCGATCTTCATTCTCGACTTCGAAGGTGGTGTCTTGGATGTTCTCCAAGGACTGCCCGGAGGTCCTGATGGACCTGATTGGTACCACATACCAATTCACTCGTGGGACGACTTCAACGAGGCTTTCGAGCGCGTAGAGAAGAATGAAGAAGGAGCGAAAGCAGTCGCCATCGACTCGTTGTCAGAGACACACATCTTCGCTCTGATGTCTCTCCTGGACGATCCTGGAATCCGGAGGGATGATGACAGTTTGCTTCGCCAGGACGACTACGGAAAGGCAATGGTTCAGATCAGGCGCCTGACCAGAGCGTTCAGGGACCTTCCACTGCATGTCTTCTATACCGCTCACTCCAAGGACGAGGTTGATCCGAAAGAAGGCCTCGTCAAGATGGTCAACCTGTCAGGGAAGCTAGCAACAGAGATTCCTGGCATGATGTCAGTCGCCGGTTACTTGGCACTCGGCGAAGACGACGAAGGTAAGACTCAGCGGATTCTCCTCCTGCAGAACTATGCCAAGATCAGGACGAAGATCCGTACACCATGGGGTGTTGAGTCCCCGGATGAGATCGAGGATCCAACAGTTACGGATCTACTCGATGCCCTACACTGCTAAGCCACAGACGTGGCAAGGAGGATTGACGTGGCAAGAGTAACTGTCGATTTCTCGGATGTTCAGGACTTCGAGCCATTCGAAGGTGAGCATCCGGTGCTGATCGAGAAGGTCGAGTACGTCGAGGCGCAGTCGGAGGACAAGTACGACTACCTGTCCTGGGAACTCACTGTCAGTGATGGCGAGTTCAAAGGTCGCAAGGGTTGGCTGAACACTTCCTTCTCGCCTAAGGCACTGTTCAAGCTCAAGGAGGTCCTGGAGAACCTAGGCCTGTACGACGACGAGCTAGACATCGACTACGACGAGGACACGATGCTAGTCACGACCCCTGAGCTCAGTGGTCTGCCTGCAGTAGGTGTCTTCTCCATCGGCAGCTACAACAACAAGCCGTCGCTCAACGTTGACACTCTGATCTCTTCCGACACGCCGAAGCAGGGTGAGAAGAAGGAGAAGGGTGCCAGCAAGAAGAAGGACGAAAAGTCCGGCGGCAAGAAGAAGTTCAAGTAGCGATGGAAAGTCATCGCTTCTTGGACAGCGATGTCCCGATGCCCGAGCAGCCTCAATTTGAGGCTCTCGGGCACTCAGGGTCAGAACACTACGTCGGTCTAGAGACGTTCGAGAATCCTGGCTGCATTCTTGTCTCTATGTCTTCAGACGAAGTGATGAGCATCTGTCCAATCACAAAGCAGCCTGACTTCTACAGAGTAGAGGTCGAACTCGCTCAGACAGAAAAGCTGATCGAGTCGAAGAGTTTGAAAATCTGGTTCCAGAACATCATGCGAAACAGCTTCGAGCAGAATCAAGGTGTCTTCTGTGAGTCACTCGCAGTCCATATCCGTGACACGGTTATCGAAGCACTAGGGTGTGACGAAGAGCAGGTCCGCGTCACACTTATCCAAAAATCTCGCGGAGGCATCTCAATCAAGGCGGTGGCCTAATGCTTGGTAAGCAACTAATGCCAGAGAGTTGGGGTGAGATCTCTCTAGAGATGTACTTCGATGCCGGGCACCGCATCGTCGGGCACAAAGGGAAGTGCGCTCGTCTTCATGGCCACACCTACCGCCTTCACATTCAAGCAATTGGGGTGGTGAGGGAGCCAGGATTCGTCGCTGACTTCGGAGACATCAAGGAGATAGTCAATCGCTGGGATCACAGAATGCTGCTATGGACAGATGATCCTTTGTTCAGGTGCAATCTAGCACTCCCAGACGGAACCACACTAGCTCACCTGGACGAGGGAATTGTTCCACTCCCCTTTAATCCAACAGCAGAGAACATGGTGCGCTTTCTCGCTCACACTCTAAAAGACGAACTCGAACTTGGTGGCGTGTTCCTTGAGCTGTGGGAAACGAAGAATGCAATGGCGAGGTGCCAAGTTGACTGATTTCCGTGTCGCAGAGATCTTCGGCCCGACGATTCAAGGTGAGGGTCGCAACGTTGGTGCACCCTGCCACTTCGTCCGTTTCGGTGGGTGCGACTACCGATGTGGTTGGTGTGACACCCCTCACGCAGTGCTTCCTGACCAAGTGGCAAAGTTGGAGAAGATGAATCCTTGGGGGATCCTCGGCAAGTTGAGCGCACTCGACATTGACTCAGGACTTTCTCCAACCTGGATCGTGCTCACTGGAGGTAACCCAGCACTACTCAACCTCAGCCACTTGATTGACCTCCTTCACGCTAGAAGTCAAAAGGTGATGCTGGAGACTCAAGGAAGTGTCTTCCGTGAGTGGTTCGGCAAAGTCGATGATCTCTGCTTCTCTCCTAAGCCTCCATCGTCTGGCATGGCATGGAGTTTCGGCGACTTTGACCGAATCCTCACGCGCACGATCCAGATGCAGTGTGAGTGGGCTGAGGCACAAGACAGGGGATCGTTCCCACTGCCTTACCTCAAGGTACCCATCTTCACAGATGAGGATCTCGAGTTTGCAGCGGAAGTCAAGAATCACTGGGGTAACACCTGTGAGCTGTTTCTGTCCATCGGAAACAATGATCCCTCACTTCCAACAGTTGGCAATCCTCACCCAGACCTGAACATGGACTGGTGGGCAACTGCTGACCTAGTCCTGCAGAACCAGCGCAAGTGGACAGAGAGAATCCTCGAAGACCAACGCTTTGCTGATGTACGTATCTTCTCTCAGCAGCATGTGCTCCTTTGGGGGAACGCTCGTGGGTACTGAGCCCAGCCACAACAGTCGCGTTCTAACGCGCGCTGCTGAGGCGATCATCGAGGCGGTAGGCGAGAACCCATCCCGGGAAGGACTGCGTGAGACGCCCGCTCGTGTCGCGCGAGCGATGGGCGATCTAACGAGTGGGTACCACGACAACTATCTAGAGTGGTGGAAGACGTTCGATGCTGAGGGCGCTGACCAGATGATTTGTCAGTGGGACATCCCGCTCTATTCTCTCTGTGAGCACCACCTCCTGCCATTCGTCGGGCACGCACACATCGGATACATTCCCAGGGATGTCATCTGTGGTTTGTCAAAGCTCAAGCGTGTTGTGGATAGGTACGCGCGACGACTACAGGTCCAGGAGCGTGTCACCCGTGAGATCTCAGAGTTCTTGGCTGAGCATCTCGAACCACGCGGAGTGATTGTGGTAGTGCAAGCAGAGCATCTCTGTATGACCATTCGTGGCGTACAAACGCCAGGGACACTGACGACGACATCTGCTGTCACTGGCGACTTTCTC